GTTCGCGCTCGCCCCGGCGAGGAGGTAATTCAATCCAGAACTCTGGTAGAAGTAATCACAATAGTATGTACTATCCGAACCAGATGTAGCGCTGGGCAGGAATCCATACTCCGAACCACTCGTATTTTTCAGCCAACCGGAAGCAGGCAATGTAGGAGACGTAATCTGTGTCATGCCCGTCGTATCAGTAATACGATAAGCATCACCTTCAGGAGTCATCTTCACATAGTAATGGCCGTTATTCGACATCAACCCAGCAACTCGGTCCCAATACATACCCCAAAGGTCTTCAATATGGAAGGCCTTCATACGGTAAGCACCGGCACTATATCCGAAGAACTGACCTTTATCAATCAGCGCACCAGATTTCGTGTTAGGATCCGAACTAGATCCATTCGCATAGCCATAGCCGAAGGATTCCTGCGTATTGGTCGATTTACTGATCAGCACAAGAAGCGTCTGAAGCAGCGTCCATTGACTCCAAGTGTGCGTATACCAACCCTTACCATTGACACCAGTCGTATCGGAATTGTTTGCTTTACAAGCAGTCGTTTCCTGCTCAGCTTTCGTAGAGGTAAGAATATCCTGACCACTAATGGAACGAATCTTACTGGTCGAACCGGAACCCATGAACAGACTCCAGTAGAAGTAATCATGCACCGTTCCATCCGAGCCCGTGTGAGCATACGCCTTGTAGTTGTCATCGAACTTGACATCTGACACAATCGTGTAGATGTAGTTCGAATCTTCATAACGATACACCCAGCACAGAGGAATCTGTGCCATGGCATTACCATTATAAGACGTATTGGCAACATCCGAAGAAACACCACTGTCGACATCAACGTCTGCATATTTACCGTTTACAAGACCAGCCTTATGGGCATAGTTATTCTTGTAGAGGTAATAATCCACCGTACCATCTTGCTTCAGCATGAGAGGTTTGTTGTCCTTGACGAACCACACATCACCCCAGCTACCAAGATCCGGCTTTGCACCAGAGGTTGAAAGCGTAATAGAAGACGGCGTCATGCCAACGGCATCATAGAGATACGTAACACGGGCTTTCGGATCACTTTCATTCTTCGCAATCTTAAAGCCGTAACGGTAACCCGTACGCGTCGTAACAGCAATCGTTGCAGAACCCTCTGCATAATCACCCGCAGCCGCCTGTGTAATCGTAACGGTTGCTTTACCATCTGCAACATACGTGATCGTAACCGTACTACCAGAAATAGCAACCTTTGCAGCCGCTTCATTGGAAGAAGCAACCGTAAATGCACCGGAACTATTGGAAGTAACGGTAACCGTCTTCGTCAGATTTGCCGGAGAAATTACATCCACAGCAGTTTCGCTGAGTGTAATCGTCGGCTTATAGAGATTCGGTGTACCGTTCACAACCGTACCAGCCGTCACTGCACCATCCGTGGAATACGGGCAGAACATGTAGTAGTACGTAGTACCATTCTCCACCGTCGTATCAACATACGCCGTAGAAGCATAAGCATTCTTCGTCGTACTATCAAGAACAACCGTTCCGTCATTCTCATTTTCCGGAGCAGAACCAGCTTTCCGAATGACCTTCGTACCAGCCCAAGTAGCAAGTGCTGCATCATTGAGCGTCAGGTTATCCGGATCCGTCCATTTCAGAGAAACTTTACTAGCATCTGCAACTGCCGATGCATTAGTAACATCTGCCAGACGAATCGTAGAACCACCGCTGGAAGATCCTCCACCACTGTACGTAATGTCGTTCCAAGCAGTCGTTCCATCACCGATCTTAATCTTACCTGTATCGGTTTCCAGACCAATCTCATTATCCTTCAGAACGGTATTGTTACTGGCAAAGTTCTCAGCCGTATCGCGAACCACCGTTGCATAGTCTTTCAGACTATCTGGATTCGGATTACCAACTTTACGAACAATCCAAGTAGCCGTTCCATCCGTAATGGATTGACCTTCCGTTACAGACGAATTAAGTTCGGAAACTTCACTTGCCGCACTGGTACCAGCCGTCGTGCACTCAAGATACGCCCAAGAAGGGAGATTCTTATCATACACAACATCACCAACGGCATACTCTTTCGAAAGAGCATGAACGTTTTGCGGAATGATATTCAGTATTGCACTATCAAGACCCAGAACTTCATCCGAAGTCGTTTCTGGGTGAATGATAACATACTCGTCGTTATAGTTAACTTTGAGTCTACCTTTTAATTCACTCATTCAAGTTTCATTCCTTTCGTTAAAAATTTTTTGTAAAATTTAATTTACGCATTATGGAATTGTTTTCGCTATCCATAATAATGGCTTTATTTCGTTTTGATTTGATCCTGGGAATTATTGAAATACTCATAAACTTTCTGTTCATAATAGGAGCGATACCAATTTGCTTTCCCACGAATGATATCGCCTCCACGGCAACCCTCATTCCAAGGATTGAATTCAGGAGATTCATCTGTTCCAAGATATTCCAGATCCCAACGTTCACAAGTTGTTTTCGGCCCATATTCTTCATGCGCTTCCCAACCATCTTCATTATCTCCTGCTTCTCCATGGGTCATCACATGATTAATATCAATCGTAAGATCCAATGCATCCGCAAGAACACAAACCACCTGATAGAGCGATTCCAATGCAGCAGCCGTCGGAGGATTACTACCAAGACCATTTCTAGTCGTAGCATCAAAGCAACCAAGAATACTAATGGAAATAGCAGCGGTATTCCGACGCCATGTACCAGAGAGAATATCACTCAGAGATGTATCATCTGGCATATAAATCTTTCCATCGTTATCAATCTGAACATGGTAATCATCCCAGAACTGATGATAACGACCCGCCGTCCAATGGAGATAGAGCTTCACATGACGATCACGCTCATTGGCCATCGTCCAAAGATCGTCGTAAGCATCTTTTGCTTTCCAATAGAGGTCACTGAGCGTAACCTCTGTAACTTCATTTCTGCTGAGCATATGACTCATGATTAATTCACTCCTTTTAAGTAAATTCATGAAAAACGAACTTCCAATCCAATGAATGGAATTTTGAAAGTATGTGCTTTCGGTTTACATAATCTTTCAAAACGATATTTCTGTTCTACTTCTGGATATTTTTCATGGTCTACTTCACTCATAAACATATCCAAACGATCAGCACAATCATAACTCTCCCATCGAAGGTTGCATTTCTTACATTTCCATGTTCGGTACAATACTTTCGTATCGTTTCAATGGCTTTAAAAACATTTTTCATCTGGAGTATACATAAATCCATCCAATATATTACTTCCCAAGAATCTTAATCTTATTGACTGCTTCTTGACGAGTAATATCTCGTTGAATCAACTTATGAGCGAGCTTAATAAATGGCCCATACTGTTTATTTACAATTTTAATGTAGTGATGCTTTCGCTGTTTCAGCATCACTTGATCTTTTAGTTTCTCTTTTATCTTATCCACATCTTGAATCTTATGATGCATATTTGGATTGCTTCCACCATCTTTAATCTCAATTTCCAGTTGAATATCTGGAATATAGAAATCAGGAATATAAAAATGATCCTGATTCTCATACTTATAGAGATACGTAAAGGGAGATGGAATCACGTCAGATGCATGGAGATCCAAAATCGTATCACAAACCTTCAAAAAATCTTTCTCATAAGATCCTACAAAAGGAGTCTTTCCACCAGTAGACCATTCATATACACCAGAGATTGAACGATTCATTAGCATCTTTCTTTGATGCTCAGGATCAACTGCAAGATTATCTGTTCCATGTGTTCGCATCATGCGATCATGGAAATCTTTTCGAACTTGTTCCTTACAAGCAGGATTTCCACAAAGACGATGATATTTATGCGTGCGAGAATTCCATGGAGTTGGCTTTCCACAAATCACACAATGAGATTGTTTCCCTTGATGGGTCATATCATAATAGTATTGATCGGAAGGAATCCCAGCAGGAATCTCTTCTCGATGCATTCTATCCATATGAGAATAAACTGCATCATGATTAATATATGCATTTCCACAAAGGGGGCATTTAATCTTTAGCAAGATAAAGTCACCTTCTTTCCTTACTTTATTTGACTGTCAAAGAAGAGTAAAATTCATAATACGGAAATCGTTTTTTTTTTGGAACTTCTTAATAAAGAAAGGTCGTGAATATCTATGTTCCAATTCGAAAAGATTGACATCTCTACGATGTTTATTATTGTTGCATTATCCATTACTCTGATCATTGCGGTATTCAATGGAATGAATGAACTTTCTATGAGTATTGCTAGTGGTTTCCTTGGTTATATTGGTCGTGGGTATCAAAACCAATTGGCTCATAAAGATATACAATCAAAAGATATCCAAGAACCAACTCAACAAATTAAAATTAAATCAATGGAAGCAAAGTAATTTTTTTTAAACAATATTAATCCGAAAGAGTGATAATACACTCTTTCGGATATTTTTAGCTTTTCTTATGAATTTGCTCCCATTGCTCTTCTAAGTCATCAATAGCCTCTGCTTCATCACATTTCTTTCCAACGACAAATGCACTATAAATAGCAATGGCGATGAATGCACTACATAAAATGAAAATCATTAAGACCCATTTGATCATGCTTTCGTACCCCCGTATTTTTTCTCCATGAAGTAATTATACATCCATTTCAAATTTTTTACGGAGTATTTATCATGGAGTTTCTCCCCTTCAAACTCTTTCGTAAGTCCTGGAATATTTTCCAAGATAAATATCTGTTCATACGCCTCTAAGTAATTTTCCAGTAAGACTGGATCTTCTTGCTTTAAGTATTCAAAGCATTTCGTTGGGCAGATCAATGGATTCAAATGTTGAAAGAAATCATAGAAGAGATCTTGAATGTCTTCTTCTTTCTTCGCAGGGAATACTTCCATAGGTTGTGATAAGAATTTCGTTTGTGCATGCGTGGAGCCTTGAATCTTTTGATATAATTGATAACCCTTAAAATAGCTTGCTCCATAGATATGCGAAAGTCCTCTTGTCATATTGAGCTTTCGATCTTCATATATAATATCTCTTACCGTTACTTGGAAATATTCTTTTACTTTCTCAATAATTCTTTCTCGTTTACTCCGATGATACTCAAATCCAAGATCTAATACATCATCTTTGTATTTTTGGTAATCTAATGGCTTGGTTTTATCATAATTCAAATAGCCAAAAAACACAGTAGAATATCGTTCAATATTTTTCAAACTTTGTTTGTTCCATGGAAGAATGACAGGAATTTCAAGGAACTTATTCGACGTGTATCGCACAGCCATAAAGGTATACAATGAGTCCTTCATCTTGTAAATATGAAAAGAATAAAACCGATGAATATCAAGTTGATTATAACATCGTGCGACTTTACGTTCCACTGATTTACCTGATTTCTTTTCTCCCATCTGTTGGAAAAGATTCTTCTGAATATCTTCAAATACATCATCTTTGATACGACCAATAAAGAGAGAAAGCTTTCGTTTCTCCATCGTTGTAATCTGAGAGAGCAATGCATATGACATGCGATTCTCTTCAATCTGTACTGGGTACAAGGGATACCATGGATTCTTTTTTGATGTTAATGGTATGACCGTAGCAAGTTCCCCAGTTGTAGAAAGAACAATGCAAGGTCGATCAAAACAAATGACTTTTACCTTGGAATCCGGAATGATATGCTCTTTCTTACTATAACGAGAGTCATGAATCATCCAGCAATCACCTTTGGTAACTTCCATATGACTTGTAATCATACGTTCATTTCCCACCTTTTCTAATTAGATATAATAGATAGTTCTGCGTAATATAAATAATCAAAATTGCATTTTCTTCCCTCGACATGCTTCTAATACAATATCTAAGGAAAGGAATGAATGAGCGATATGGCAAAATTAAATGCAAAAGAACGTAAATCTCTTCCGGATTCTCTTTATGGTCTTCCTGAAGATCGTAAGTATCCAATGCCGGATGAATCTCACGTTCGTAGTGCAATTCGTTTTTTTAGCTCTTGCCCAGATGGGAAGAAGAAAGAACTTGCGAAAAATATCAACCGTCGTGCAAAAGAACTCAATATGAAACTTTTGTGCGATGGTCCATTCATGCGATATATTTCTCCAGATGTAAAAGCAACGAAAGAAGATCATGTATGCATCATTACCGATGCTAGTAATATTGGTACACTTTCTCCCATTGTCGGAGGAATCGATCAATCAACGGTATTACGATTTGATCCTACATCTGGGGAGAATCAAGAAGCAAAACAAAAGATGCTAGAAGTATTAAAAGGAAAATATGATCTTGGATTTTCAGATGATGATAATCTGGAAACTATGACAGAATCCTTTGGATATACTCGTTCGAATATTCCGGTAGATGGATTCGAACCACGATACAGTAAAATCCATATCAGTTCTCAAAATGTTTTGAGAGAAATTTCAGAATATGATCTAGATCAACTTATCCGTGACGTTATTCGGGAAAAAGAACTTTCTGATGTGAAAGCATATATGACAAGTCCTACTCCGAAAGGTCAGCATTATGGAATATTTGCATATAATATTAAGATGATGCAGTGCAATCTTGCTGAATGCATTCAACGAGTAATTGCAAATTCAGAAAAAGATGAAAAAGAAAAGTCACACGAGATCATCCATATGCTATATGCAGTGAAAGATAAACATGATCTCATTGCTCATCTTGCAATGATTTACCGTCAAAATGAAGATCTTTTTCTTTCGATTCTTCATAGCATTGATAAGTTATGGAGAGATAAACCGATTAATCGGTTGAGTGGATTATCATTCGGATTCAATTATCCATTGGAAATTAAAAATCATCATGATAAATGCCCAAGACTTAAGTCTGCTCAAGGATTTCCAGAGAAGTTAATGCCGGTTGTACGAAATTTCATTTTAGAAATTGATATTCTTCCAGATATTGATTATATCACATCTTGTTATGATAATAAAATTGAGCCACATAGATTATCAAATATGGAGTTAGCATTGTTTTTAAGTGCATTATACAAGAGAAATAAAATTGACGGGTATTGGTGTCCTGAAGAAATTTCTAAGGTTAGTTTTATTATCATGGGGAATTCACTCATGCGAGCTATGATTGGATATAGCGAAAATGGAAAATATCTGTGTGGTGTTGTATATGCTTATATTGAGCAGGGAGACGTTGGAAATGACTTATTCTTGGATACATCTCCAGCCACGAAAAAAATTAAACTTCTCAAAGAAGATTATACACAACTAAAAAGGTATTCTTCCGAAGTATTCGTTTGGAAACTATGCCAAAAAGATGACTCTGGAGATAATTGGGATTTTGCAACGGAAGGAATCCATTTTAAACCGTATCTCCATAAGGTAACGAATTTCCTTCGTGGAATTCATCTTGGCTCCAATGGAGATATTCGGTTTACCCTTCAAGATCAATTAACGTTTGATCATTATGAGCAAACCCATAAAATCTTGAAGGAAGCTGCAAGAGAGAAACGGTATGAAGCAATGAAATCCAATCTTGCTTACATCTTTACCTTGATTGCAACGATTGAATCTCTCTATACTGGTAAAGAAGCAAACTATAGTAAATCAGATCCAAAGTATTTGGAAATGGTTCGTCTTCGTGCTTTGTATATGAGTGATTTCAAACAATATCTTCGTATCGTAATGCAGCACGAAAAGAACTTTGACTTCATGAAGTATTATGAAAATTCCAAAGAGAATAAAAACGTTTATACCATCAAAGCAGATGATATTAAGAATGCAGCAAAACTGTTTCGAATGATTATGATTGGATAATAAGAAGAGTAGTAAGTATTTCTTACTACTCTTCTTAAAACGTCTCTACGCGACATTGGTATAAAAAGAAGGATTTTATATGCAAGATATAAATGAGCATTGTTGGGACGATTGCTTTGCAATTGAATCATATATGGGTACCATAGAAGCATCTCTTGATTATTAAGTACACTTGTTGCTGGACTTGCAGCAGGTGCTCAGATTGATCGTGATGAGCTTATGTTCGATGTAACAGCAGACTATTAATATGGGGGAATTACACAATGGATGAAAATACATATGCAGAAGAACTGCTTGAATCCTTCGATGCATTCGAAGATCAAACGTTTGCTTTGGAAGAAGCATTAGATCCGATGGATGCAACTTTGGATTGGGCAGAGGAAGCTTCCAAACCCAAAAAGAAATTCGAGTGGGAAAAGATTAAGAAGAAGACGATCACGAAGTTCCATCATAGCTCAGAGTACAAGAAACGTACTTCCAACATGAGCAAAGAAGAACTTCAACGCCTTGATTATAAAGTAGATGTCATCCTGGAAAAGAAACGTCGTCAGGCATACTCGGTATTCCTTCGTCATCCATATGCAACTGGCTTCGTTTGCACATTCCTTCTGGGAATTCTTGGTATGATCCTTTGGGGTATGAAACTTCGTAGTGATGAAGCCCGTTTCGATGTCTATGCAGATTTTTAAATTCTAGTATACAAATTACTAACCCGAGAACGAATGGCAATATTTTTCGGGTCGGCCCTCTAGTGAAACACCATATGCGATTCTGTGCAAATCGCATATGGTGTTTTCAATATCTCTTTGAAATATATATTATAAAATCGTATCAGTTTTTCAGTATTGTAAAGGAGTATGATATGATGCATATGATTACAGCAGAAGAAGCAAGAAAATTAGAGAAAGGAGAATTTACAGGAGCTGATTTGAAAACAAGAATCCTCTATTACTTAGAGGGAAGAATTAAACGAGCGATTCGTTTCCATAGTCAGGATTCGTTATTGGTCACTTTCCATTATCGGAAGAACGATCGTTTTAGCTCGTTGGAAAATGCAGGATGGTTAGCATCTGAAGTAACTCGGAAAACGATCGTAGAGGAGCTTCAGAATCTTGGGTATAAGACGAAGATTATCCAAGATGACGATACTATTGACCTTTTGATTGATTGGAGTGAATAAAAAATTGAGTTGTCGTAAACATATCAGGAATAGAAAAAGATCAAAGACGATACTAAAGAAAGGCAGGCAGCAACAAATGAATATTTTGAAATTTGCCGCAGTAGCTGCAGCAATTACAAGTGTTGCATTCACAGCCCCTATGACCAACGTCAGAGATGTTGTGGATTCCTCGGTGGAGTATGGAGCATTAGCAGAATCGAAGGAATTAGATGTTGATATGCAAAAGCTCAATCATCCAGAGGAGTCTTCTATCACTGTATATTATAACGATGCTCATAATAATCCAATTATATTGAGTCATGCTAACAGTGTTCAGAAGATCGAACCAGGAGAATACTTCGTTTCAGAAAAGGATTCTGGTTCTGTTCCAGATGCATCGTCCAATCGTACATCTGGTATTGAGCAAGCAATTGAGGTTCCAGAAAGTTTGCTTCAAAATTTCGAATTGCAGATTGATGGATCGTTCAATAACGAACCAATCAAAATGTATATGGGACCAGACGAGAAGATGATCTGCTCGTCTACATTCAAACGTCCGGATAAAATTTATTCGGATGACTTTCAAGTCTACAATGGAAAATTCTTGAAAGTGAAAACGGAAGATAATATTAGCCTTTATATCAATCAAAAGGAAGCCAATATTAAAATTCTTCCAAAGGTAAAAATGAAGTTCGTCGGTCTTGGAAACGATCGACATATGATTTCTGCTGAGAAGAATTACACGATGGATATTTCCACACGTACAAATCTCACAGAAGAAGATCTGTTAAAGATCACGCGAGGCACCGAATTAGAAGGCGTGGAATCTGCTTGTGTCAAAGCAGAGGAAGACTACGGTGTCAATTCGCTGTTTATCCTTTCGGTAGCAGCACAGGAATCTGGATGGGGTAAAAGTTACTTATCTCGTACGAGAAATAACTTATTCGGCATTTGTGCATTCGATACGAATGTAAATGCGGCTTCCAGTTTCTCTTCCAAAGGTCAGTGCATTGAGTATTTCGCACGATTGATTCGTAACGAATACTTTGCCAATGGTAGAACCGATCCATATTCGATTGGTGCTATCTATGCATCTGATCAACGTTGGGCAAAAGCAGTTTCTACTCATATGAGTGAAATGCTCAATGTGTTATAATGTATATTTTCAAAATCCCGTTAGAATATATATTATAATAATGAATAAGTGAACCAACATCATCTTATGAAAAGTAAGATGATGTTGGTCTTACTTATATATCAATTTGGTAGGAAGATTTATTCTTCCGAAGCGCTTAGCCGCTTATAAAGAAAGGAGGTAGCCAAAATGGCTACGATCAACAATCAAGATCAGGCAATGGAAGCAACTCTTCAGTTGATCCAGAACCGCATGGGGATGCAACCGCGCGGAGTTGTGTTCACCGTAAACAATCAGCAGATCGAGAAAGCAATTCTCGATTACTTCCGTGCAAATAAGATGGATCCTGCGCAGCGTGGGATCTATGTACGTGCAATCTGGAATGCGCAGGCAGAGCGTGAGGTTCGCATCAATCACAAGAATGTGATTCCTCTGAAGATGTCTTGCATCGTACGTGCAAACAAGAATCGTAACCAATTCAAGGGTAACGATACTCGTGCTCGTATCATGCGTGCGATTCAGCGTGGTCTGGATGAAGCGCAGGGCGATCAGGTCGATATGATGGTCGCAGATGATGTCAATAAGACGATTCAGCCATTTGCACTTCTTACGAAGAAGAACGAGGTTCGCTGGCATCAGGCAAAGAAACACCTCATGACTTGCGAACTCGATGTCTATAAGGTGCTTGAGTACGTCTTTTCGACGGATGAGATGCAGCGTAAGCCGGTCATCGACATCCTGAACTGGAAAGTTCCGAAGAATAATCGCAGCTTCGTCTTGAACGTTCTTTGCATGTATAAGAACGATAACTTCAAGTCGAATCATGGCGATATTCTCGACGAGCTCTATCGCTAAGAAAAGAATCTCAGAAATGAGATTGTGATATAAGAAGGTATCATGGTGAATTTGGAAGATTCGATTCGCCATGATACTTTTTTTATTACTTACGAAAGGGAAGATAGTAAAATGAGAAAGAATAAAGAAAAAGATTACTCAAGATATAATATCGAAGAAGTTATGTGTTGCTTATCCAAGAAGAAAGAAGATGCAAAATCCAACTGGGGAAAATATCTCATGAGATGTTCTTATGAAGATAGTGTTGCCAGAGTGGATATTCGTCACATGAACTTCAAGGATGATGGTTCTACGGTTATCGGTAAGGGTATTTCCCTGGAAGATTCCGAAACAGATACCATGGTCGATACACTTGTATCGCATGGCTATGGAACAACGGAATGTTTAGAGAATGAAGTAGAACGTCGAAAGAAGATGTATGGAATTACATCCATGGAAAACAAGATGAAAAAGAATAAGGTGGTCTTATAGTATGGAACTATTAGACAGCAAGGTTTGCGGATTAATGGTTCGATATATGGATATGGAACGATTATTCGGCGCTCGATTAGATGAGCTGAATAAGAATTCCAAATCTAGTACAACGAAGATTGATACAGCAAATCTTTACATTAGTTTGGAATCGTTGTATAATCTATTTCGAAAACCAAACTATGAGGATGCGTTTGAGTCCTTATCCAAGAAAGAATTGAAAGCAGCATACCGTCATTGTGTATCCGCTATGATTAATGTAGCTGCTCATTATCGTGAATACTTCAAACGTCATCAAATCCGTACGAATATTGTATTCTATTACAATGAGATTACGGATGACTTTACGAAGTATAATAATAGCGGATTAAATCCAGATTACCGGATGCACTGGTTTAATTCCCTTCATCGTATGGATCGCTGGGCAATCAATAATATGGTTATGGATAGTATTCCGATTATGAAGATTATCTGTGATTATCTGGAAGATGTCTATATGGTTTCAGTAACCCATGTAGAATCATCTATGGTTCCATTTATGATTCATATGCAAGGAGAACTTCCTACGAATATGAATGTGATTGTAACAAATGATCCATACGATTTCAATTACTGTAACTATAACTTCATGATCATTACGAAATATGCAATGCAACCGATGGTTCTTACCAAGAGAAATCTAATTCCATTTGCATCATTTCGTTTAGGAAATGAATATGAACCTCCAGCAAAGATTCATCCAAGATTATTTCCCTTCATTCTTGCGTGCTGTGGAGATAAGAAGCGTTCGATTCCAAAGGTTGCAAAGCTAGGATATCGAACGATCTATAAGAATTTGATGAAGTTGTATGATGCTGGGTACATCTTTGATGAAGATCCAGATACCATGAATATACAGAACTTGCTGCATGTACTGAATAATGAATCGTTTCATATCCTGACGAAAGAGGGAGTCGCTTCTGCGATTATGGGAAACTATAAAGTCATGGATTATGAGACGCAGTACAAACAAATCAGCAAGACACAGTTTAAGAAGACATTTCATCAGTTGACCAATAAGACAGATATCAATGCATTGGTTGATTTGAATGAACGGTACTTTGGTGATTTCCCATTAAAGCTGATGGAGCTGAATCAGTATAATCGGAATCATGACAGTAAGGAACTTGGTGATTTGTATGACGGATGAACATGGTGTTCGTTTTATGTGCATTTGCTTAGTTATTTGCATTGCATGTGTATTTGTTTCCATTAATTCTCCATTGTTTGCCTATGAAACAGAATTGATGATTCTCTTCTGTGGATTGATTGTAGGACTCATTGGATTAGTTAAGTTGGAAGTATTCAAAAATCATCCATTCATTGGATTGATTGGCTTATTAGCATTGATTGGAACCGGTTTTATTGCATCTTTCTATGCGTTAATTCAAGTGCTCTGTACAATACTTTAAAGCCGAAGAAAAAAAGAAAATACCGATATTGCATTCGGTATTTTCTTTTTTATCATTTTATGGAGGTGAAGAATATATGGGGGTTTCACCAAAAGGATTATCTGCTGGTGCATTAGCAGGATTAACATCGAAGATTGGTTCCGTTGGTGGTTTCGGAGGAAATTCAGGAGCCTTACTCAGTGGAATCCTTGGTAATATGAAAGGCGGATTAAGTGCAGGAAAGTTTGATCTTGGTAGTCTAGGAGGAATGCTTTCTGCCATTGGCGGTGGAGCAGGAAAACAAAAATACCAAAATTACTTATACCGTTACAGTATCCGTACGTATCAAATTCTCATTGAAGGTCAAGATCCAGTGAATCTACTTCCTGGGGCCATTGAAAAAGTAAATATCACGCGAGACTATGATAAGAATATCCATCCAATTTTGGAGATTCTTACTACACTTCCACCAAAGGCTCATACACTTCTCAAGAATAATAAAGACTCTGCAAAGATTCGACTTCATATCCAGAAAGTGCAATATACAAAATCTGGAGATAAAGTACGAGCAAAAGACTTTATTAATGATAGCTTCTCTGTGATTATGGATGACGAATCCGATCAGAAAGATGAAGAGAACTATGAGAATGCAAATAAAGCACAAGGGGGAGATGGAAAGAACGATAAATACGTATTTAATCCTCAGGATTATACAACGGAGTATTTCATTGCCTTATGGAATCAAGATCATATTGATGCCATGCGTAAACCTGTCAATGGAATTTTTAAGGATTGCACCGTAGCAAATGCAATCACGAATATCTATAGTAAGATTGATGGAATTAAAAAGATTCTGATCAGCCCAATGGATAATAATAAGAAATATAGTGAGATTCGTTTAAAGCCAATGAACTTGATGAATGTACCTGCATATATGGATAAGGTCTATGGTACATATTACACAGGCTCTTGTGTCTTCCTCGATTTTCGTTGCTTATACTTCTTGAGTAAAAATGGTGTATGTGACGCAAAAGAAAAGGGAGAATATACACGAACGATTATCAAAGTGCCAAAGTCCGACAGAGCAGATAAACATTCGGTTGGTACGATGATTGATACCAAGAATAAATTCTACTATATCAAAGTAGAAGGAGATCAGGTTGACTTTACTGCACCTAGTAATACGGGAGATGCATTGGAAGGTAATAACATTACCATCGTAGATCCAAATAAGAATGAGAGTGTTGCTGTTGAAGGTGCTGGTACTCAAAATGGTAATGGTAATGCACGGATCGTAGAAGATTCGTACTCCAATGAGTATAATAAGTCAACGCTGATGAGTGATGTCGTTGAATCGAGTAAGCAGGCAACATTACGCTGTTATGACTATGATGATGATGCATTCACCCCGAATAAAGAGTTTGTATTTACATTTGATAACGAGAAGATGCAAGCCAATAACGGTTTCTATCGTTTGAAAAATTCTCAGGTGATTCTTAGTAAGAAGAGTGATGACTGGGAAATTACGGGAACGCATGTTCTTGCATTTAAGGCTTCTTCTGGAGGAGATACATCTTCCAAAGAGAAAGCTTCTACAGATACGGCTTCCAGTAAAAAAGATGCATCTGCAACGAATATGCAAACGATGAGTAATGCATCAGTCAATAGTGATACAAATAAGAGTGTTACAGCAAATGCAGCAGGTGGATCTCGCGACGGTGCTCTTGGATCAAATGGTACCGATAGCTCCGGATTCAAACCATCAACACCACAACCAAAAGTAAAGTCATTAAGTTCTCCTACGGTTGATGTCACTGGTGGTGCATCTAGTAGTATTAAGAATATTCCAAAGAATAATAACTATAACTACGATAGCCTTGGGAATCTCAAGGGTGTGAATGTACCATCCTATAAAGTCATTAAGCAATCCGATAGTCTTTCTATACAGAAAGCGAAGATTCTTGCTCAGCAGAAGATGCTTCCAAGTAAAACTCCACAACCGAAATTACAAAAAGTATAAGTAATACCTTAGGAGGGACACAGATGTACGACTACGATGATGTACTTGAGAAATATTCTAGAAAAGATAGTAAAAATCTCTTTACGATGAGATTTGAGAAAGTATCTTTAGAGACTTGGATAACTGCTGCAAAGAAGCAAGATAATTCTCGTACAGAGAATTTCTTCCATCTGATTGAAAAGTATAACGAAGATGAATTACATTCCATTTGGGAGAATATCAAACTTCCTCAACGAGCAACCAAATTTAGTGCAGGATATGATTTCTTTGCGCCTGTATCATTGAAAATTGATCCGGGTGAAATCATTACAATCCCCACTGGAATTAAATGGAAACCTGCACGGAGATATGATAGTGGAAATCACTCCGTTGATATTCCATTCTTCTTATCCATCTATCCAAGATCCTCTCTTGGGAGAGATTACTCATTGAGAGAACCTAACATTGTATCTATCATTGATGCTGACTATTATGGAAATATTTCTAACGAAGGTCACATAATGATAAATATTAAGAATGAAGGAACTAATGGTAGCTGCAAGATTGAAGCTGGTAGAGCATATGCTCAAGGAATCATTCAACGTTACTATGTAACGGATGATGACGATGTTACAGCTACCAGAACCGGTGGATTTGGATCCACCAATAAGTAAAGGAGTCTGAAAACAATGGCAGAAAAAAACATTGAGTATGATGCACTTGGTAATATCGTTGGTCTGGATATTCCTAAGTACAATGTGATTACGCAGGAAGATGATCTTGCGGTTACACATGCAAAGCGTGAAGCTCAGATGAAGCAGTATAAAGAAGAGCATAAGTAAAAAAAGAAGGATATGAGAATGAATTTCTCATATCCTTCTTTATAAGGTTTAGTTTCCCATGCGACCTTTGATTCTTCCCAAAAGACCTCGACTTGCAATATCTTTCTCTTTATTATGCTTAATTTCAGCAATTTCTTCTTGACGTTTCCGTTGAAGATTTTGACGTTGCTGATCATTATACTGCTGATTCTGACGAGATTGAGCAGTATTTTGATTATACGTACGGAGAGCATCCATCGTCTGATTCATAATCGTACGATAATGATCTGCTATCTGCTTTACAATACTCAGACGCTGACCAGCAAGATATGCAAGAATTTGAATTGCTTTATTCGCAGTAGAAGCAGCCTGAAGAGAAGCATCGTTCTCTTTCGTCTGTTGCTGATTCTGTTGCGCTTGCTTATTCAAAACCTTTCTAACTTTGCCTTTTTTACCTTCTGGTTTTTGAATATCTTGAACCTGCGGCGTATTAACTTGTGAAGTTCCCGCTGTATCGGTGACATCAAAGCCAGCCTCATACGTTGGAAGCATTGTAGCAAATTCCGTATCTTTCAGGCTTTTACCTTCAAGAGCAGAGTAATAATCCTGAGGGAAGTAATATGCTGATGCTGTAACAGCAGATTTCTTTCCTCCGCCACCTTTTTTAGCATTATTCTCTTCTTGCCAATTCTTGATATCCTGAGCTTGTTGATTCAGACGATTCTGATTTTCCCGAAGCTGATCCAATTCTTTACGAATCTTTTGCATCAAGCGTTTTGCAGCATCATCCGAACGCTTTGCATATTCTACATATGTACGATATTTCGTCATATAATCGCACATACGAATTAATGCTTGTTGTGCATCCTGATTTTGGAATTGCTGAGTAGCCGGTTCATTACCATTCAGATAGAACATCTGAACTGCATGTTTCCAATCTTTCCGGTCGAATTTCATAACCTGAGGATACCAACGTGCAGCAATATCTTCAAACGATTTTACTGTCTGCTTGAACTGTGTAAAGAATCCAGTAGGATTCTGAATCATCTGTTCTACTTCACGCTGCATCTTTCCATCATACGGAAGAACACCAGCGGTCAAAAGCTGGTCAATTCCATAGTTCCAATACGGAATAACTTGCAACGTAATATCAGCCACAACTTCCTGTGGAAGATTACGCAAGGTAGCATTATTCTCACGAATAAAGTTCTCATTATCCGTAAGAGTATTTGAGATATTACTGATAAAATTATCAATCGTATTAGTCAGCCAAGTGATAATCTTATCAATATAAGCTTGAATACGAGAGATGATACCAGTAGTTTGACGTTGAACGATCTTATTGCTATTTGCACCAATTTGTACATCTTCCAAGGAATAAAGCATATACTCCATATCCATCGTACCAGCATGGTATGCTTCTGTCAGAAGTTCACATTCTACTGAGAGATCATTCAATGCGCGATAAGAATCTTCTTCATTCAATGCAAGCATTGCTTCATCTATAGATTCCATGAGAGATGTATCTACATGGGTATCTCCGCAAACTAAATTTGCTGTTAAACGACTCATGTTTCCATTCATCTCCCTTCCATCCTAGAACGAACGTAAACTTTATCAATCGTTTTTCCATAATCCTTCAAGGCATCTTTGAGTGTATCAATCTTAATGGAATAATACTTATCAAAGATGAGATGAATATTACGAACCGTCAGATTTACGTGATCAAAATAAATCGTAAGGGCCTGATCAATTTTCGTCAGAAGAGCAACATCATTAGCATCATGATTACCAGACTTTGCAAGTTTCTTTGCTTCCACAGAAACAAAATGCTCTTTTTCCATCTGAATAAATGCCATCGAGAGGTTGCAGTTCTTTTCCAGCTCAATTCGATTCTTCTTCACAGATTCCAAGAGACGATGGAATTGCTTAAACTTCTTGCACATCGTTGTTGCCGTATTCATATTGATTTCCATTTGCTTCTTCAAATCAGAACCATTATGGAAATACCGTTTTACAGCATCCTTATATTCCGATGCAGGGATAGAATCCTGTTTAATCGTCTTTCCACGATACATATCCAACAGCTTTGCGCTGCAAGTAGCTTCCCGCGCTTCTGCAAGAACTGCTCCAACGGAATTATTCGTAGAATGGGCAATTTCCAATGCATAGTTCAAAACCATATCGAAATACTCATCAATGGTATTCGTTGCCAAACTATCATCAGGAATCGTATACTCATACATTTCTACCGTGAACGGTGTAAAATATTTCGGGCTTTCCTCAAATTTATCCACCATTTTTCCAACGGTCTTAAAGAGAGCAATCAACTTATGGATGCACTTCACAATGAAGTTTTTGAATTTTACCAGCCATTTCTTAAACCAAGCAATGATATTGCTGATGGCATCGGTAAAACCTTCCGTAATGATTTCAGGGATCTCAGCTTTCGATCCAAAATAACACGTACGCATATTCTCCAAGAGAATATTATTATATTCATCATTGGTATCCAGATAATGCTTCGTTACAAAGGAACAAGCTGATTCTGTATAAATCAATGGGCTTTGTACAGAAGGCTTGAGATTTGTCTCATTCTCTACAAGCCTTGAAAATAATACAGCCATTCGTTAAAATCTCCTTTCTATAAGGGTATTTATTGCATTAAAATGTTGTCAATGGGTATAAGAGAGAAAAAAAAGAAATCCTGACCATCATAAACTCAGGATTTCTTTCCGTTAATCTTCTTTTAACAGCAATGCATCTCCAAGGAAAGGCACAACGTCTTCATCAAAAATGGGTCTGATTGTGATAATGCATCCTTCTTTACAGGCTCCTTCTGGCATGAAATCATAATACAATTGCTTTCCTTCTTTTGAAATACCGACATTCCATTTATAGAAATCCATGATATCTTCATCCAAGAATTTCAAGAATGCCTTCACTTCCATTCCTCGGTCTGGATGCAACTGGAATACTTTCATGGAGTTCTTATCCCTGAATGGATTCAATACTCTGAAGTAAATCATATAATCACTTGGTTGTGTTTTCTCAAACTTCTCCAAATCCAGATAGAAGAGATGCATTACATCATAGAGTTTCTCACGTATATCTCTTACTGCATGATATGTACTATCTTTTGCCTTCATATGAATATCATTATATGCGCAGAGTTGAACTGCCATACTAATATCAAATGGTTTCCGAAGCATTTGTTCCAATGCTGGTTTATTCTTAACAACAAATGCTCTTGCATTCAGTTCGTTACTCCATTCAATATCATAGATATTCTTTCCATGATGACGATACACACCTTTCTGTTGCAGATGAGATAATTCATGTGCTACGTTCAGAATCAGATATCCAAATCGATCTTCATCGGTCATCTGATCCTGATAGTTCACAAAGATATCTGCAATATCATTTGCATTGATGACGATACTTGTAGTCTTTGCAAACCCTACACATGCATTATACGAATCTACGTCATCATAAACGATTTTAATCGTTCGATTCTTAAACGTCAGCTTATTACACTTGACGGTTGGATTAATCCATCCATTGATCAATTCATAAGCAGCTCTTGTTTGATGCTTAATGTCGCTAATCAATTTCTTCAGTTGTGGTTCCAAACGGATTCAACCTCCTCAATTTCATCTTTGGTTACTCCAGTATCCTTCGATTTCATATTGTAATATACATGAAATGAACGAAACCATTCTGCATAATCATAATATATATTTCTATAGAAATCTAGATCTTTATCTCGATCCGAATAAATGTGAATATTCAGATTGGTTAAGAATCCTTTTCGTAAGAAATATTGGATCGTTTTTTTATAGGCACTTCCACATACAGAACTATAGATTTGATTCTTTAGGTTCGCATGTTGAATATGGAAGAATACTCCTAAGATATCAAAGGTTCCTTCTGCCAAGTGTAAATCTACACTTGGTTCTAACATATTCACCTGAGATGGAAGCGTATAACTCTGCATCTCTAATGGATTATTTTCAAACACTGGATACTTGATATACCGGTATTTACTATCCCGTATATTACGGAAAGTAATCATATCCTTCGTCGTTGATAAAAACCCTACATAATCTCGATTCAAGAAGAATCTTGACTTCTGATATTTTGGATGAATCCTTAGATGATTCAACTTCAAGAAATCATCCAATGAAAAGATGATACGTAATCCTTCCAAGGATTTATATGTAAATGGAATTCCTAAACGACTTCTCATGTATTCCAGTTTCTCTTGATTATTTTTTGTATCTTGAATCACTGGAATACTAGGATTCCAATCTTTCGTTCTCATATGAAAGGTACTCTGTAACTTTGCACCTTTCATACCAGCTCGATTCAAGAGATTCAAATCATTTAAAACTGAACCATTTGTAATCCCAAGGCTTTCCATGAAACTTGTATTCACAATCCCGGATTCTTCACAAATCCAGCAATGGTAAATCAATGGTTGTCCTGGACGAATCCAAATTCCACAATGAGCTCCATCTTGATGTTTCATGGAATCTCCACACAACGGGCATCTTACATAAAGATGCTCTGGATCATTGACCTTTGCATATGGTGTATTGAGTAATGCTTCGATAATGGGTTTAATCTCCATCAATTTCACGCTCTCTTGCAAATTGATTCATAGAATCAATTAACTTCTTTGGTCTATCTGTAAAATCATAGAATATAGCATTTTCATAATCTTTATTCTCTGGAATTACCATAACCGATACTTTTCCATCTTTGAAAAGTTCTGCTTCATAATATGAATCATCCTTTGGTTCATATTGTATCCGAAGACTTCCTCTTGGCGTTGGATAAATCTTCGGTTGGATATCCAGATTCTTTATAACGTATCTCACCCGACTTACTAATTTCTGACTTAAATGACGCATCTTCTTTAACTTTGCATCGGTATATTCAAACTTCTCTTCGATTAACGAGAGTCGAGCAAGATTTCTTTCTAATTCACTGATCAATTTTTATCACTTTCCTTTCTTAGTAAAATAATATATATTCCAATCAAAAAATGAAAATCTCTTTAAACTAATATTCTGTAGTCTAAAGAGATTTTCAAAGTCAATTGTTAAATCGAGTTAATGAAATCCATGAACTCTTGTGCAAGAATATCATAGTCGAAACGAATCACCTTATTGAGTTTCTTCGGTTCATCGTAATCGACGAAACCAAATGCTGTATTCTCAATGGTAATCAAAGGACTCAAAATCAGATTCCTAGCCTTCTTCTTATCCAAAAGATTATTCTCATTGGCATCCACTAAAGATGGATACTTATTTCTCTGAAGATTCTGATACGTAGCAGTTTCTTCAATACGAGAAATACGTTTCGCATTATGGCTCAGACGATTCACTGCACGTCCAAGAACATTTGCTGAAATGACCTGAGGTAAATAAATATACCCATTGCACTCCAAGCGACGTTTCATAAGAATCATGAGCTCAATGTATTTCTTTAACGTAATACTATTGAGATCTTGGAATCCATGGAAAATCTTTGAGTAATATGAGAATACCAAAGACTTCCCGATCTTCGATACTTTCATATTCTTCTTATAAAACTCAATCTCTTCCTTGGAGATCTTAATATGTGTTTTCTTCTTGATCCGTTTGATCGTGTTTTTGATATTGACTTTACTGAGCAGGATATTATTCTCATCAATCTTGATACTATCCATTTCCAGTTTATCCATATAGGATAAGCCATCGGAATCACGATCCGTACTGATTTCTTGCATATTCAAACCGAAGTTCTTAATGCAACGATATTCCAACTGTGTCTTTAAAATTACACTGTTAAATGCTACAATGGATTTATCAAAAACGTATTTGAATACGTTATCAATAATCAAGTTCTTATCCAGAAGCTCTTCTGCGTAGGATACAGGATCTACCGAAGTAGCTTCATACTTTGCCCAGATGGCAGGGTTATTATTCTCATTGAAGTTTACTTTCACCTGAATACTATGAAACAGTTTCGCATAAAGGTTCACTCCTTCGACCTTATAGGTCAAATCAAAGAGTGGACGATAATAGAGAATCAGTTTCTTTACCTCAGGTTTTCCTTTGACAATGCTTACATAATGCATGACCAAAGGAATCAAGAATTTTATGAATGTCGAAATTAACATGAGAATTTTTGCATGTTTATTCGTAAACTCCAAGGATTCTTGATAATCCTTTCCAGGCTCTTTATTCTGTGCCAAGTCGATACGATAGTTATCTTCAACAAAACGTTTCACCTTTTCGTACATCGTTTTTGTAACGAAATACTTATAGATGAACTTAATCATCGTTGTACGACTTGGATTTGTTTTCCGACTATCAATCATGTACTTGCAATGCAAGTAGTTCATGATCAATTCGTTATCATCGTCATAATACTTAATGAAGTAATTGATGTACTTCGTAATCTGATCAAATTTCTTTACATAGCTATCTTTATAGCTCACAAAGAATACATTCAATGCATCACTGTGCAACTGATCAATTAATTTATCAAAAGGAATGACCACAGATTTTCCTGCATATGTGACAACTTGATCTTTTTCATCCCCGATCCAAGTATCAACTGGAATCACTCCTTCTTTGACAGGTAACAAATCTAAGGATTTTTTCTCCTCCATGTCATAACCTCCAACGTCTTCTTTTGAAACTCTTCTTTACCTTGGAAATATAATATATACGCCAAACGCTATTTGAAATATCCATGCTTTCTTACAGCTTTGGATGCTTTCTGAGCTTTGGTAGTAGTTGTACCTTTTCTCGATTTGGTTCCCCCATTACCATTCAATGCTCCATGTTTTCTTTGATGATTTGATCGATTTGTTCCTGGAAGAAATGGCGTAACGATTTTTTCAATCTTCTTCTGTACTTTATCACCAAATCTTTCAGCCTTCTTTTTAATCCGATCAAAATCAATCAATTGCTTCTGAGAACGTCGTTGATATACCGTAGCTGCGGTAGGAATCTCATCCATTTCAAATTTATCAATATCACCAGCATAAGCAGCAATCACTGCTTTCTTCAGGTAATCTTGATTGATATGAAGATGATACAAAGCAAAGAATACCGTATAATCATATCCAATTGCGTTGTTTGGATTTGTTTTTTGAGGTTCTTTCTCTAAGACATTCGGAGAAAATTTATTCCGTAAATCTTCAATCAAAAGTTTCCTCTTATTATATGCATAAGCAAATTGAAACGTAAAACCCGGTGAATTAGAGAAGATTTGAATCTTATAATTCCGCAAGGTTTCTTCCTCGCGCACAACCGAGTTCGGCGCATAAAACCGTAAAACGACATCATAAATCACTTGTGGATTTGCATCAGAAGGAAACTGAAAGTGATAGAACACTTCTTTTTCCTGCTGATCATCCTTATCGTAATAGATATTCATTACGATCGTTTTATTCTTTCGCAGATAGTCTTGATATCGTTTCACATAATGATTTCTTTGTACCAATCCACGAAATGTTGCTGGACCACCAAATTTACTAGGATCCATAACGACATTTTCGAGGATGGGTGGAACGAATGGCATATAAAAATCCCACCTTTCCAAATTTCAAAACAAAAAATGCATTATATCGGAAAATTGCATTCATTTTCCGATATAATGCTGTTAGCTAAAATTTTATTTTCAATTAAACAATGCTCACTTTGTATTCTTACCCGTCTGAATATCCGCAGCAATATACTGATTTGCCGAGAGAATCGTACCAACGATGCTAATTGCACCTTTGAGAATTTCAATATCCGTACGGCAAGAGTTAATGATATCTTTCGTGTATTTCTCTGTATTCAGATCGAAACACTTATTCGTACGAAGCGATTCATCAATGATATACTGCGTTTTATCCGCAGGGAAATCATCACCGAACTTATTGCAATGAACCGTATTGATGACATGCACAAATGCTTGGCACATCGTCTCCGAAATTGATTTCATGATATCCGTCGTCAGTTTCGGCTGAACTGTATCAATTGCACGGAAAATTGCAATGTTATTGCCAAGGTTATAACCATAGTTCAATGCAGACTGGCAAGCACGAATGGCATCATCCAGAGAATCATCATTCATCTTCTTCTCCAGATCCGAATGACCGCCGACGTAAATCATTGCTGACTTACAAGCAATACGTGCGAGACGTTCTTTTGCATTGATATAGTTCTTGGTAATATAACGCTGGTTTTCAATCTCATCCAGTTCTTTCTGATACTGATCCTTTGCATCAAGGATGTGAGTATCAACGAGAGACTGATTGATATGAGAGAATCCATGGAACTCAATGTTCTCATTACCAATGGAGATATCATCACAAGTACCGAAGAATTTACCCATCTTCTCTTCGAGTTCTTTGCGAAGACCCTGCCCATCGTCGTCAGGAATGGTAACATGAACACGTTCAATCGTATTCGGGTTCTTTCCATTGGCAACAGCAACATTCATCTGTTCCCGATACATCTGATCGGCTTTCTTCTGAGAATCTACTGCCTGCTGATACGTAGAAGCAACTTTGTAATACTCTGTAATGAGTTTACCAATCTCTTCTGCATCAAACGGATTCACAATTCTCGTACCCAGGAAAGGAGCAAGATCTTCAAAGATCGGACGCTCTACCGGATGATAATAAGGATTCCTCGCAAATACCATCGGGAACGGAATTGCTCCACCACCAGAATTCTCTTCATTATAAGCAGTAATGAAATCCTGTGCATCACTACGAAGCTTATCCATGAAATACTGATCATAGTTCGGAGCAATGATAACGAGACGTTCCCCGGGTTTATTCTTCATCATATAGGAAAGAGCAAGCTTCACCATATCCCAATGCTCATTCCCAAGAGTGAAGTTAAAGAGAAGTACATTCGGATGAACGATGTTGCACTTTGCTCCACCTTCCGAATTACAATAAACCTTATCAATGTATGTACCACGGATATAAAACATATCATCCATGATCTCATACTTCGCTTTATCGGTCAGAGACATACGTTTACTGATCGTCGTATCACGGCCAGACTTCTCATAGATCTCTTTGATGAACTCTGTATATTCATCATTATCATTCGTTGCTACACGAGCGATCTTTTCCATTACATCGACGTAGTTCTCATCTGTGATCTGAATCGCATTCTTTTGAATTTCTTCACAGAGAAGATCCACATACTCTTTTATATAATCCTGAATATCCTTCGGACGAATTCCTTTCAGGACATCATTCTTCCGAAGAAGATCCAAAAATTCATGTGCAGCAAGAATCGCCGTTGTAGATCCATCACCAACCTTCATCACCATTTGATGTGAAATCGTGAGGATCAAATTGAGAATGGTATTATCCTTACGGTTATCGAAGTGAATGTTCTTCAGTACCGTAAAACCATCCTTGGTCATATGGTAAGCACCCATCTCTTCAATCATCGTAGCGGCACCGTAAGGACCAACCGTTCGTCCTACGATATTTGCCAGAAGATTAAAAATATCACGGATTCTTTCTTGGAATACTTCGTTCGTAATTACATTGCAAGGATATTCTTCTGCAAGTTCTGTAATACGTTTTTCAACGACATCTGTTTTCGTATTCTGCATTGCATTCTTCCTCCTAAAAGCTTTATATGTAACATATACATTGATGTCAAATAGGGTAAAAATTACCCTCTATAAAGGTTTGCATTCTTTGCATCCATCACTCGAAAGATCGTAATATTCTTCCGTTTTGGAAGATCATACTTCAAGTAAAATGTACTGTTATCTTCGAAGTTATATTGATAGTTCGCAACTGCAAAATAGGTATTTGGAAAATCTTCATATTCATTCAAATCAGCGACTACTTTTGCAGAATGGTGATATACCATGCTCGGTTTTAACTGACGAATTACTTTATCTAATGGCCCTGTGACGTATTTGATGACTTCACTTTTCCCTACGGCATTCACTAAATCTAATCGTTGACGAATATCATCTGTACGATTCCATATATAAACACTACCAATACAGTATGCATGGGAAAACGTCCTTACAGATCCATACATAGATAGTTCTCTAGAATCTCGATACATATTCTTGAACTTCTTATATAGATATTCATAGTTCTTTTGAAAATCAAACGGCTTTAATGACGCCCATTTCAATACATCTTCTTCTCTCCGTAGAACTAATTCAGAAGATAACGTATCATACGTCATTGTATTAATCTTTGGAATATTGATATACTCAGCGAATTTCTTCGGGTAATGTATTGCAACCGTTTTCAAGATGAAAGCATCCGGATCTTTTAATACATGATCATATTCAAAGAGAACATTCGCTTTTCGAAGTTCAATGGTTCGTGGAACATTCTGTACTTCCAATCAAACTCACTTCCTTTTATCATTTCGTTACTAAGGATAAAAAAGAAAGTAAGCAATCCGTTGCTTACTTTCTTTCGTTATAGTATCAAAGCAGACCAGAAATATCATCCATCGAAGAAGCACTGCTTACAGGAGCTGCATTCTCCTGATTCGATGCACTATTATCACTCGACCACGGATCTTTCTGTGCCTGACGAGATGCATAATGAACCGGCTGTTGAACCGTAAAATTCATACGCGATGCTGCCTGATTGATGAAATCATCACGCTTGAAGTTTGCATCCGCATTGTAATAGTTGCTTGCATGAGCAGTATGCCCAAACAGAAGAATAGAATTCTTCAGGAAATCTGCGAGTGCCTGTAATTCCATCATTGGGGTATCATCATAATCGGATTCGCCCGTTTCAGGATTGTACTTGCTAAACAACCTACGTTTCTGGAATACAAAGGTCAAAGCCTTCCCGGCTTTCTTCGATTCATCAATATTATTAAAAATACTGACCATCGGATTAACCGAACCGGTTTCATCCACACCTGTAGAAACGTAGATCATGTTTACTTTAGAGCTGACCAGACCTACATGAGCTGCTTCACCTTTTTCACATGCTGGAATGATTTTATCCTCGATCAAATGGCCAAGGGCAACTGCTTTATCAGCAGGAAGTGTCATACGAATTGCCTGCTGATAATCATAATATCTGGTACCTTCCGTACGCTCTGCCTGAGGTTTTGCCGGAGCAATTTTTGCTACGACTGTCGTAGACCAAAAGTTTAGATTGAGTGTAGATGCATCAGCATAAAACTGAATACCATTTGTATTCACTGATTGAGCTGGTGTTCTTACGGCATTTGCATTAAACATTATACATTTCCTCCTTTTGAAACACGTAAACTAAAATTTCTATCATGATGTCTTTGGGTGTTTAAAATTCCATAAAGAAATTTACGACGTAATATGCAAACCCAAAGGCAGATAATATTCCAATGGCGAAACAAATTCCTTGCGCACGATCCATTCCCTTGAAGTAATAACTATCATGGGTTACGTATGCAAGAAATATACTAACGACACCAATACAAAGTAACATAACACCTAACATTGTAATTTCATTACTCCTCTCATGTTATAATATATATTTTATCAAGGAATTGAATAATTCATAGGATATTGTTAGTATCCCATGAATTATTCAATCACTCAATGGCATCCACAAAACGTAAGATATCATTATAGACTTGATTTCTTGTATCCTGTGGAATTACCTTCGTTGCAATTTCAAAGAGATTCACTTTCGTCACACGAGAAGATTGTATATAGAATCCTTCACTCAGTTGAATTTCTGATTCCCCAAGAATAATCTCACGCAAGTGAATGGAGTGAATCAAATCCATCGTAGAAAGTTCACCAAGAGATTTCTTATGAATGAACTTCAGTTCTACTTCAATCCCAAAACAATGGAATGGAAAGTCTTCTACGAAGTTCATCTCAATCCAGTAATTATCTTCATCAAAATCACGTTTCGTAATACGATATCGTACATTCATGACCGTAGAAATGGATGGATTGATTTCCGTTGGAAGAGATACGTAGATATAGTCAGGATGTGGAATTTTACTCAGGTACGGATTTGATATGAAGTATACGAACGATGATCTACCGAGCATAATCTCGGCAATCATATTGTTGCTAGTGACGATGAATGCTCGTTGAGCTTCATATTTCTCTGGATGATCCGTTGCTTGAATAAATACCATCCTTGCTGCCTCATTCTCTCCAATCTTCACATATGCTGGATAGCATATACATCCACAAATATCCCATAATTGGTATAAACTAAAACTATTTACATTCGGATCAAGAGAAGAATCTGCAAAAGAATACATATATTGATTTTTTGTATTATAGAGATCAATAGTTTTCAATACTCGTTGCGACGGTACTTCATAATCCAGCTCTCTGTAATTATTACAATTTGGGCAATGAAATACCACAATGCTAAGAAACGATGTATCAATGGAACGATACAATTCCATCTTTTCTCCACAATGTTCACATCTACGAATATCTTTCGTTTCTTTTGATGATTGCTCTTCTTGCTCATCATCCTTGATACTTTCCTCATTCGAATCCGGAGATGAATCATTCTCTATTGTATGATTTCCACTAGGGTCGTTTGGATCAGAATGAAACGAGAATACATTTTTTAATGCTTCCATAAATGTAATTCCCAAAGCAATCACCTCACATTCTTATGGGTCTTACAACCTTGTGCAAAATCTATTCAAGAAAAAAGAAATCTATGGAAATAAACCATAGATTTCTTCTCATTAGTTGAGTTTCTTATATTCTTTTTCAATGAAATTCTGAAAATCAAAGAACCGATTCTGAATGGGAATGCAATTGCGAATCTCTTTCGTTGCAATACTGTAAATCCCATTGATTCCATAACGTGTACGGAGACGATTAATTGCCGTCGAATGAAGTTTCTCAGAGCTACGTTTCGGATAAAGAAGAGCATAGTCTTCTTCTAATGCTTTCATATAATCCTCAAACCCCATATTGATGATATTCGCCAAGTGATATACGTCATGTACAAATTCTCCATAGATGGAATATGCTGACATATGATAACGCTTCGAATTAATTCCATCTGCATAACAAATGCCATCAATCCAACTTGGAGCATATTTATTATGATGAGTATACGGAATCAATTCATCTTCCCAATAGTTCTTTACAATCTTCTGAGAGCAGAATCCCATATTCCCACGATTCAGTTTTGGTTCTTGTTCCCATACAAGAGAAATCGGATAGAATGCTGCTGCCATAAGAAGACGTACTTCTGTTACATCCTTCTTAATCTCCGTATATTGGAAAATCTTCGTCACCAAATCCATTTCCCGTTCAATGAAATCTTTTCCTTTCGTTTTGAAAGGAGAATTCATATAGCAAGGAATAACTTTCTTACGAATAAACGCTTTAGCCGTATCTGCATTGTTATCTTCGTAGCAATGAGATTCCATCCGTTCATCTTCCATTTGTTTCTGCATTTCTGTAAGTGTCACTGTGCCTCAATCTCCTTCAAAGGTTTTGTTTCAAATCCATCGGTTTGGATGGCTGAAGTCAATTCTTCAAAAATATCTTTCATTTTGCAGTGATGAAGATAAATCACATGATGATTTGGTGTTGTACGCAAGAGAAGATATTTCTCAAACGTAAATTTTACTGGAATAACAGCATAATCTTGGATCTTAATATGATCCTTCTTTATGTTCAAATCCATAGCATCACTGCGATATTGAAGTGTATAAACACCTTCAATTTCGCATGGAATAAACTTATTGTTTTCTTTCTTCATGACCGTTTCCGTTTCGTAGTATGGTTCATTCAAATAAACCATGCGATCAATCTGAAGCATATCCAATTGGTGTTGTAATTTCTTCTTCCGGAAATTCCAGTGCCAGTCATTCGTCGAATTGTACAGGAAGAGACTTCCCTGAATTGTATGAATCCGAAAATTCCGTCTCTTTACCATAGCTTTAGAACTGCACTTAATAATTGTAGCTGTTCTCCGTACTTCGATATACCATGATCCAGTTGTGATACACGCGATGTTATCCTTATAGGAAACATTCATGTCACCAACCTTTGGGTATACCTCAATCTTTCCATGGAAAATACGGATATCCAATCGTTTCATTACCATTTGTAATTCAACCCCTTCGATTGTAATATATGTGAAAAACTTATTCTGAAGTATAATATATACTTCATTCCATTTTTGAATCCATTAAAAATATCCAAGGAATTCTATATTTCAAATTCCTTGGATAGTTCAAAAGGAGACGCGAAGAAAACACAGAACTGGAGCCCCTGAAGGATTTGTAGACGCGACTTCAATAGGAGTTAATTGTGAATTTCCTTCAATGATATGTTAGTACAAACTTCAAATTAAATATACCATAGAACGATGAATCGTTCTATGGTAATAATGATGTTATAACGTAGAATAATAGCAAGTGAGAATGAATTCGGTGTCAAACTCGTCAAACCACGTATGAATTTTGGATGAATCCATTCTCACTCTACACATGTGTTTTTGCAATAACTGACAATTACGTCATTTATGGTCGTTCGAAATTTTCATATCTACCTTCGAGATATCAAGTATCCTACGGAACAAGGCATGGTCTTAGAACCAATGGGACTCAAAAACAAAGTAATCTCAATTATCTAAGAGGGATTTCTTCCCTCCTAATATCTTGTAGATGAAGTATAAGATATTATAACGAATTCATCGATTTGACATTCCCCTAATACTATAAGAGTTTACATATATTCTGTAGGAGGTGAATTCTCATATGGCGAATAAACTGGAAGACTATGGTGAATTGAAATATAAGACCACACTTACCCGACTCCCATATGATCCAAAGAAACCTTTGGAAGGAACTTTCATTGGTCTCTTGATTAAAAACCCAACACAGTGTTCAGATATCTTGAAGAATCTGTTACTGTATCGAGACTCTAAATTTGCTCGGTATTATAAACCGTTTCGTTATACGGATAAGATCTTCACAACAACCATCCGTGAAAAGATGGATGCAAGTGAAATCGCAACACTGTCGAATGATGTAAAGAAACTCAAATTAACACTCTATACGAAACCAGCGGGAGTTCGTAATAAGAATATCTTTGTGGATACGAGTGATGTAAATAGTGCTTTCTTGGAACATTCTAAGGGAAAGAATTATCCCATACTCTGCAAATCGTATGTGCGGCATCTTGCTCGTTACCTGAAAACAGTTTGTGCTGGATTGAACCATGAACACCGTTACCTGATTTTGGATACGAAATCGTGGGGAATTAGTACCAGTAATCGTTCGAAAGTCATGAGCATTAATCAGAAGATGATGAATCCGATTTCAATGTTTTATGAACTCCTAAAGAAAGATCCTGAAGGTTTAGAGCCATTAAAGGATTATACATTGATTATTCTCGATGATACGTTTGGTTTGTTCTACTGGGATATGAGTCATACGGAAAAAGAAATCAGTATGAAACTCTATTCTTGCATGAATAAATGCAAATCAAAAGAAATCAATTTGGATCTCTCTCCAGAAACGGAAGAAGAGAAAATCGAGAAAGAAAAAGAAGTTGAAAAGATTCAGCAGAAGGAAAAAGAAGAGGAAGATAAATCATCTCCTCGTGCAGTTCCTACTCCTGCATCGACTACAATCGTTGATAAAAAAGAACCAAAGGCAGATCTTACAGAGGAAGATCCTGTCAAAACACATGAAGAACTTACTGAAGATGAGATGGAATTGGCGAAGAAAGCCATTGATACGAATTTTCAGGAGATGAATCGTACAGCTCCGGAAAATAAACGTTTTCAAGCACTTCGTCAGAAACAGAAAGAACTGAAGTTGGATAATATCTCCTTAGGAGATTTGGAAGATACTTCAAAGATTGATTATACGATTGAATCGGACGATATCTCGGATAAACTCTTTACGCCAAATAAGAGCGTAAAGAAAATTCGTTTCGATAACATCAATAAATCGTATAATGAAAACGTCAAGGATAAGGATATCATCAATGTATTTCGTTCCCTGAATAAGAAGAAAAATCTTCCTGCTGTGATTACGAACATCAAACGTGAAGATACATCAACTGCAATGGATCTGAAGGAAACTTGGACGGTAAAACTTCAGACGGAAGATGGAGTTCGTCACAGTGTCACGGTAGATATTCCTAAGGTCTATGATAACAACTATCTCTATCTTGCTGGTAACAGAAAGCAATTCGTCAATCAGCAGATTTTGAAACCGTTGATTAAAATCTCTGCGGATCGTGTTCAGGTTTGCACGAACTATAATAAGATCTTTGTATATCGTTTAGGCGATACAGTTTCTCCGAAGGTAACGATCTTCAAGAAAATCATTGCAAATAATCCTGCCATTTTCAAGGTAAAACGAGGAAATGGTATGGGTGTCAATAATGGTCATATGACTTCGATTGAGTATGATTCTCTTGCAAAAGAATTCTCAGGGATTACCATTCGTGGAAAAGGAATCGGTTTGAAGTTTGATCAAAAGTTCTATGATGAACTTCGCCATGATAAGAAACTGGAAGATATCAATGATGATAAATACATTTACTGTGTTTATGATGGACGTGAGAATGCAAAGATAAAAGCATACGTCTGTCCCATTGAATCCGATGGAACGGAAAAAGATGATGGAAAAGAAACGTTAAATGGACCTATTGATACATTCGTTCATATCTATGAGAAAGAAACTGGAAAGAACTTCTGGGATCTTCAAGGTCCAAAAGATAAACCAGGTAAGCGTTTCATGTATTCTGCTTGCAAGGTTATGAATAAGATGATTCCGAGTATTATCTTCCTTAGCTATTTTGAAGGTTTAACAACCGTCATGAATAAGGAAGGTATTCAGTATCATTTTACGGATAAGAATCCGAGAGATCTTGGAGTTGATCAAGCAGCCATTCAGTTCGCAGATGGGTATCTCGTATACAGCTTAACTCCAACGGCTCATTCTCTTCTTATGAGCGGATTGACATTTATTGATACGAAAGCATATAACTATTCTGATTTCGATACACAAATGCCATACTTGGATTTCTTTGATATGAAGTATAGCAATCGTGCATTGGCATCTGGTTTGGATGCGTATTATGATAATATGATTGATCCAATCAGTGAAGAGATCTTAAAGCAAATGGATTTGCCTACGGATTTCGTACAATTGATGCTTGCAGCGTCCGATCTTCTGTCGGATAATGCTTCCTCATCGGAACTTTCCTTAACAGAATTCCGTGTACGTAACTTGGAAATGATTAGTGCTTATCTCTATAAAGCACTTTCTGCATCATACTCCAATTACAAACGTAAGGCAAAATATGCAACACCAGAAAAGATTTCGTTACCGAAAGATGCTATCATCAAAGAAATCTTGACGAGTAACGTCGTAGAAGATGTGTCAATCATTAATCCAATCACAGAAAAAGAAAAGGAACGTGCAATCACATGTAAAGGACCTTCTGGTATCAACCTAGAACGTTCTTATACAAAAGAAAAACGTTGCTTTGATCAAACGATGATTGGCTGTATGACGATTAGTACATCTCCAGATGCAAACTGTGGTGTGGTACGTGAATTGACCATTGATCCGAAAGTAACCAATACAAGAGGTTTCATTGATTGCAAAGAATCTCCTGATCAAATGGATCAGACGAAACTCTTTGGTTATTCGGAACTTGTGAATGGCATTGGTGTTACCATGGATGATGCCATTCGTACCGCTATGGCCTCGAAGCAGAATTAAATTTAGTTCGTTTCATAGAGTAATCTATGATTCTCCTAGCTCTTAATTGCTGGGAACTCTCTATTTAAAAAGAGACAATCAGCAGCCAAGCTCGAAAGAGAAGGTTCAACGACTATCCAAATGGAGCCGTGAAATTCGGCAATAGGAGTAGGGCTCAAGTGAGTGGGTGAAAATCCCTTAAATCGAAATGGAGCAATTCCTAGTAATAGGAATAAAGATATAGTCTGGACTATATGGTGACATATAGAAGTTCATAAGAGAACTGCATGGATTAACGACCCATGTGAATACAACGAAACATTTGATTCCAGTAAAAGATATGTGCCCGGTTCTGTTATCTACTGGCATTGAAAAAGCGATGCCTTATATGGCATCGAAAGACTTTGTCATTAAAGCACAGGACGATGGTAAAATTGTGGAATTTGATAAAAAGACGAATATGATGGTAGCAGAATATAAGAATGGGAAATATGAAGCCATTAATCTGAATGGCATTATGGTGAAGAATGCCGGTGGTGGATTCTATCTGGAAAATAAGATGTTGCCTATGTATAAGGTAGGTCAACGTTTTAAGAAAGATGATATTCTCGCACAGAATAAGGATTACTATAGCTATCATTATGATGGAGCCAAGTTCAATCTTGGTACGCTTTCTAAGATTGCCATTATGAGTTCATTTGCGACCTTTGAAGATTCCAATATGATTACGGAAGGTTTAAGTAAACGTATGGGAACGGAGATGGTTATGCAAAAGCATCTCATTCTTGGTCCGAATGCTACGGTATCCCAGATTGTAAACGTCGGAGATAAGATTCTCGTTGGTCAGCCATTAATTACGTATGAGCAATCCGCAGATGAAGAATCCGTAAACCGCTTGCTCCGTGGTATTGGTAAAGATCTTCGGGAAGATATTAAATCCATGGCAAAGAATACGTTGAGCTCAAAATACTCTGGGGTTGTAGATGAGATTCGCATCTATAGCACAGAAGAAATCTCTGATCTCTCGAAATCTCTTGGTAGTATCGTTGATAAATACTGGAAGGGAATTCGTGAGAAGAAGAAACTGATTCGGAAATATAAGATTACCGATCCATCCGATCAAGGAAGTACCTTCTATGAGATTGATGGACCTGTAAAACCAAATGCAGCAGGTGCTGTCAAAGGATATAAGATTGAACACGGAGTCATCATTGAGTTCTATATCAAATTTACTGATAATATGAAACCTGGTGACAAAATGGCTCATCATCTGGCCTTGAAAGGAACAGTAGCCTTGGTCATTCCAGATGATCAAGCTCCCTATACTCTTGATCGTCCAAATGAGCCAATTGAGTCTTGCATTCCTGCAACATCGGTTCTTGCACGTCAAACGATTGGTATTCTTCCAACGATGTTTTCACAGAAACTCCTTGTAGAGTTGAAACATCAGTTGAAAGATATGTATGAAAAAGGATAAACGATAAAAGATTCTATACAGTATTCTCCAATACTGTATAGAATCTTTTTATAGAAAGTAATTTCATGAAAGGGAGTATTTCTGAGATCCATGAGCAAAGAGCGGTTCAGAAATTTGTCAAACAAAATGAAATTACCATCTAACATATATAAAGTCCCTTAATTGGGGCATGTGTGCAGGATCACATCGACTCGAACGATGACTAACGGTTTTGGAGACCGTTGTTCTACCATTAAACTATGACCCTAAAATGGCAACCCTTGCTGGGATCGAACCAGCGATCTAGCGGTCAAAGCGCTATGCCTTTACCAACTTGGCTAAAGGGCTATAAAATGGATCTGGCGATGGGGATTGAACCCACAAATCTTCCTTGGAGGGGAAGTGCTTTACCATTAAACTACGCCAGAATAAAATGGCGGAGCGAGTAGGATTCGAACCCACGCACCAAATGAATGGTCTCTCAGTTTTCAAGACTGACCTCTTCGACCGCTTGAGTACCGCTCCGTCTAATATTATATTGTATGCATGATTTTATTTTTTACTCAATACTGGCATAATAATAATTTTCAGTTTTTCATCCTTAAAGTATTGAAAATGAACGCCTTTATATCCACATTCACTACAAATTAATTTCACGCCATAATCATCAGAACCCATTTGATAGTTATGGTCTTCTGCATTTGTCATGCGTTTTCCACAGTTACAACACTGGATGTTTAAACCATCCATATCTGGTTTTGTTGGAGCAATAAACCCCTGCGATTTTGCTTCATTAAACATAACTACGTCTTCTACTAATTTTCGTACTTGCTGAGCAATATCAATTACCACATGAGAAGTTGCTCTTGCAAAATTGAAATATAGATATCCAAAAATCAATAGAAGAATCGTATTAATTACAATTAAACTTGGAATCAGGAAATCAAACATAATATATTTCCACCTTTCAGAAATAAAAAAGTAAAGCAAGGTTTGTTGCTTTACTTTTTTATCGGAGTATATATGGCCTATAATAGCTGACCTTACATTACTGTTTAGAATCAGCTATCTTTGCGCACTGGGAATTCTCCTTTAAAAAGAGTATTCTTTGCACGTTCACAAACCAATACATCAACATAGTTGGTGTTTTTCTTCGTGATCATATTTGCTTCAATATAATCATATCCGTCCAAGTAGCTATCATCGTTGAATGGATAAACCACGTTTAATTTAACTGTAAGTTTTCCCGTCTTCTTGTCGAAAGCAACCTCAGTAAGACGAATACGCTCAACTTTCACCTTCGCATATTTCTGCTCCATAATCAGACGCAAGAATTTTGCAGCATCTTTTTCTGGATCACCGAAGTAGGAAGCAATATCTCCTGGGTTTTCCAATGCAGAAGCATATACGGAGTAAATACTCTTCCGAGCCATGGAGTTGTCAAATTCCATTTCTTCTTCGTATTCTTCTTTCTTTGCTGCTTCTGAGGCAGACTCATGCTTTGCATTCTTCTTTGCAAACTTCAGGATTTTATCGCCGATGTTTTTCTTACGTTTCTTTGACATAATGAAACTCCTTTACTTATCATCTTCACGGAGGCTTGCCCACTCCGTCTGTTCAAAACTTACCTTATACTTCGTCTGATCATTATCCACTGCCAGAGCATATTTGATATGATCCTTCTTCTTGAGAATCGAAATCTCCACATGGTAAATGCTTTCATCCGACACCTTGATATCGAACAAACAATGCATGGAGTTATCCTTCTCATTGAAGAAGAAATCAACTGGTTTGATCATGCCAGACGTAAGGTCAGGAATTGTACTCTTGAGAGTCGAAAAGATGAAATCTGATGCATCATCATTCTTCAAGAAACTCAAGAGAGCACCAAACAAAGGACTGGATTTCTTCTCTTCCGGAACAATAACATCCAGAGAGATTTCTTCATTCTTTTTCGTTCTAGCCAATTTTGTTTCCTCCTAAGAAATTCTTCTATATGAATATAATTAAAGTATAGTAATAGAACCTTTTAAATTCTATTACTATACTTTACGGCCAAATATGGAAATAGTCATCGTTGAAATCCGAGTGATTAAAATGCTTATCTTCCGCTCCACCAAGAATCATTTTCGGAGGATTCTTGGAACTCCATGTACTTAGTAATCATATCCAAAACCACCTTGGTTAAAAGAATCTTCTAAGCTGTAACTCTGATCTACCGAGCTACTATGATTGTAGCTATGGAAGATCTTTGACTTCATTAAGCCATTGAACGGGAAAGAGCAGAGATCTGGATCATCGGTCTTCTTCAATGCCTTATCCATGGCTTTCATAGTCTTACAACCACGTTCAGAAATTCCCCGGAAGAATGTTTCCAAAAGCTCTTGGACTTCATCCTTCTTGTATTTCTTTTTCTTCCCATAGAAACTCTCTAACTTCTTTGTGAGAATCGTGAGGAAATTCAAAAAGTTCTCATACGATCTTGTGTCAGGATCTGTATAGAACTCATAAAAATCTCTACGATTCAAACGCTGAAATGCTTCACGAAGTTTCTTATCAATCTTTTCCTCCTTCCAATCTTTCTCTTCCATGCGATCACGTTTCATCTGATAACGATACCGTTCTTTCTTTGTAATCGCCATGTAAAAACCTCCTTCTAAAAGTATTATAATGATGGAGATCTTTTTGACTCTCCATCATTATAATATATATTTCATAGAACGATTGAAAATCTTAGTTGAGATAAGGACGGAAGTATTCTTCATGCTTCAAGAGAATCTTCGGCTGAAGACTTCTCATACGAAGAAGAACTTTCGGATCAAACTTATCGTAATACTTATCAATCGTTTCATTATCCAGAAATGGATTGTAACTCATTTCCTTGAAATCCAGTTTCCGATGATACTCATCTACATAATCAATGTCGAATTTTGCATACCGTGAAACAGATTTCCAAAACATCGGCATATTCTTCACACGAGACTTCTTATAGAATTCCGAAAGGAATACGAGAAGTTTCATATCCATAATTCGATGAGGGAGAAGAAGCTGCCAATAGATATTTCTACGATAGTTATAGATAATCGTATCTGCAAGAGGCTTCTCATTCACACACAGAGAAATCCAATCAATCTTCTTTGGGAATGCATCCAAAATCTCAATGGTAAGATTCGGATTAATCGTAAGAGCTTTCCAATCAATCGTCTTTTCATGCTTCTTCAGAAACTCTACAGAGAATTTCTGATACAGACAGCATTCATGATGATCAAGTTTCTCCCAGTTCTTACTCATTTCTTTCTCTGTGAGAATCTTAACGGTATTTTCCTGAGGGGTTCCATTTGACTCCTTCTTTTCCCCATTTTCTAATTTCTTTGTAACCGTCATTTAGTTTCATTCCTTTCTCTATTTCTTCTTTTACTTTCTTCGTCGCATTTTCAACGGGACCCTGCAATTCTTCAATGAATTGCTTCATGGTATATCCAGTAAGATCAAGTTTACTCTCTAAACTACCAAAATATATCCGAACAAATATTTCTTGGTTTTCATCTAGCATTTCATCAATAGATACGATCTGACTCATGGGAATTAACAGTGAGCTTGCTGGAACATTTCCTTCTACATAGAGAAATTCACTCATTCCCAGAAGAATCAGATGTACTTTCACCTGCATCATTTTCTTTCACCTCTTCATGCAAAATCGAAGGATCAATTCCAATCGTATAGGATATGATATCATCTAAGTCAATCCCAAGACGTTTTGCTTTGGAATCCTTCTTTTCTTGTGTTCTTACTAAGATATATTTCTTAGACCCATTCTCCAATTCATACTCACGAAGATCTGTGTATGGATACTTCGATTCATCGAAGTACAACGAAATACCCGGATTATCTTTTACCAGTTCCGTAAGAGATTTCTTTTCCGATTCTTTTACACGATGAACTTTGATGATCTCTGCATGTTTTCCTTTTTTAATGTGAACCTTATCACAAACGAAAATAGGAACTACTTCAATGGAATCATCGATTAACTGCTGATAATCGGTTAACCAATATTCCATAGGGAAATTCTCTCGTATGTAATCATAGTCTTCTCTTGAAGTCAGTGTTCTGGGGTATTTACTTAAATCTTCCACTTAGTATTCACCTCATATAAAAAATAATAGTATTATGTGTTTATAAAATTATTTTTCTGCGTCACCATTCGGAGAAGTCATGGAATAATTATGCTTATCCATAAAATCTAGCAATTCTGCATGTGTCTGCCTGGTGATGTACGTAACAATGTATTTTCGTGTTAATCCAGCCCGATTTGCATAGAGCCAAAAACCTGTACTAAGGGATTCTACTACATTATGAATGATCTCCATTTGGATATCATGGAAATCTGTAATGAGTGGAATCGCTTTAACCGATTGCGGAATATCAATGCATCCAACACACTCTAATCGAATGAGCATGGTAAGCTCGGATAATACATCCGTAATCTGCGGTTTTGGTCCAGGAACCATCATGGGATTTGGAGCGTTTGTTTTTGCAAAGATCATACTAATGATCAATTTCAATGCAGTTGCTACTAGGATAGCTAATAGCACTGCAAAGAATATCATCCAAAAACTCATCTTAGATATCTTCCTTTCTTTTTTACCCGAATGTCACATGGAATATGATTTCACAAGGTAATAAAAAGGAGGTCTTCTATTATGGGAGTCACCTATACGGATCAAACAGAAAATCCTACACTTACATCCGACTTGGATATTTTTTCTGAGTTATCCTATTATAAAGATGAAGATTACCTCATGCAAATGGATAAGTTTGTGAAATTTGTGAGAGAATGTGAGCATCTCATCAGGAAACATCCAGACTATGATAATATCGTTTCTATGATCCGAGAAGCACATATGGATCATTGCCAGGTACTTGGAAATATTAGTCGATTTGATGCTACCTTGGAAATTCATCATGGACCCATGCTAACATTATTCGACTATTGTGCCATCGTAACGAATTATCTCATGAAGAAAAAAGATCCAGAAATCACAACGTTTAAAGTTGCAAGAATCGTATTAGAAGAACATCTCCAAGGAAATATTCAACTCGTGGTGTTGAGTAAAACAGTCCATCAACTGATTGATACGGGAGAGATCTTTATCAACCTGAATCAAGGACTTGGAAACATTGGAAGATTTCTACTGAAATATCATGATGGTTTAGATGATCTTTACATTGATAAGATCAATCGTTATATTGATCTCAGTAAGAAATTCCATAGTACAGATAATCAAATCCTAGATCTAGAAAAAAATATGGTCAATTGGAGTTACCGATAAGAAAAAAAAAGAAGTTGGCGAGATTCACCTCCTTTGCCAACTTCTTTTTTTCACTCGTCAAACCATGTGTTTTCATATTCAAATACACAATCGCCTTCTTCTTCCCAGTCTGGAACATCTCGATCGAGATCATGGCAAGAATAGACCTCATATACATAGGCCCATTCTGCCTTGCGTGCATATTCAACAGCCGATTCATAGCTATTGAACATGCTCTCTCCCGTTTGGCTGACGACTTTGTAGCCGACGATCTCCCTGTCAATACCCATAGGGAGATCCGAGATTACGCCATAGTAAACTTGCATGTTAATCCCTCCTTTTATGATGCATGCGGTTTACTTCAGTAATAATATATACTCAAAAAAAAAATAAAACTGATTGTAATAAAAAAGAAGTCTACCCGCATAGACTTCTTTTTATTTATCCTTCGAGCGTTTCACCGTTGCCAATATATTGGCGGCTAATATGCTCTGCGGGATACACGAGTGCAAACTGGATAGTTGCACCTTTCGGAAGCTTCGTCGCTCCCTCTTCGAGTCTCGGCCCTTTGTACTGTGCAAGAATTGCACTATCACCGAATTCGAGCGTATTATTGACACGGTTTTTCTCAAGATGATAACCGGTCATTTCACTCAAAAGATTTGCGATGTCATCGTGCCCGAGCACGGACTTCCAGTCCCCCTGTTTCAGAAGTTTCTTAACATCGTTCAAGCTCAATGGCTTCCAGCAAAGATCGAATTCCTTGCTGAGATCGAACATGTTACCAGAGACCGCATTCATAATATATTTTGCCATTGTAAATCACATATCCTTTCAAATTAAAATACCAAAATAGAACTAATGTTACGGGCCATTAATTCTAAGGTATGATATATATTCCAAATTTATTTTGAAATATCAGGCAACAAAAAAGAAAGAAGCATACTAGAAATACTTCTTCCTTCATTTCCTAAATAGTGTTATTTACACCATCCAGGAATCAGGCGAATCATTTTATGCGTACGCAGAACGTCAGCACAATCAAGGATCGCCTGTTTTGTCAAACTTGTGGGGACAAGTTTTTCATTTGGGAGTAACTTCTCCCAAGGGGATTCCTTAGTCATGGGACTCACCAGCCTTTCTGTTCCTAGTTCGGGAACGATGGATCAAGCAGTTCTAGTCTGCTTGATCCATTTTATTAAGTATATAATATATACTCGAAAGGCTGAAGAACTCTTTTACTTTATGATCTTATCCGGAATACTATCGTATCCATCATTCACAACGTAAATATACTTCTTCTTGAGAATTGCCATAAACTCATCCGGGTTCTCTTCAAATTGCTTACTCAATGCAACCTTTGCCTGTAACATATCGCAAAGTCCATCCATTCCTTTGATCGTTTCTTTATATATATTATAAAAGTTATTGAAACCGATATCAATGAACTGCAAGGGAATAAACAATTTTCCAGAATGAACCAACTCATGTACCGTAGTGGAAAGAGGAATCAATCCTACATAACCCATATAATGAAGTTTCATGACTTCATCACAAATGGTTAGCATGTCATGATCTTCTCCTTCATCAAGACGATGATTCAAAACTACAGCTACGATATCATAGAGAGTAAACGGCTCATGATGAATTTCAATACGAATCCGAGCTTTATCGAAATTCTTTTGATTGACTTTATGGAAGAAGGAACAGAAACTCATCCCAAGGGAATTTCGCAAGTAAGCAATCAAATCTTTGTATTCTTTGGATGAACGGCACATCCGTTCAATTGTAGAAATATATTTGAACTTTTGCTTATCATTTCCTAGGTCATAATGTCTCGGTTCAAATTGGAAGTCGGAAACTTCTATGGTTTCTTCTTCCATAGAAGTATCATAATGGTCAATACGTGGAATTCGCATTTCGATTTCACCTCTTTTACATTAGATATTTTTACATCATTGTTAAATGAACGTATTACGGTAAAAAAAGAAGTTTGGTGATATCAACTCCAAACTTCTTTTTGTGTATATGTCGGGTTCGCATATTGGAGTGCCAATCGGTCAGTGATCCAATACTTAAACTCGACCTATTCATTGATTTTACTTATTGTTCTCGTAAATGTAGCAATATGCAAGAGCAAGCAAAAGCTTCTCATGCTGTGCTACACGAAGAGCAAGCTCTTTCACGTCCGTCGGTTTCATGAGCTCTGGGTTGGAAGGATCTTTCTTCATGATCTGGAATGGATCATTGATGAGATCCCTTGTGAGATCTTTGATATCTTCCTTCTTTTCCTTGTACCAACGTTTGTCCTCGTCGTCAGCGATGTATTGTGCAAGTTCGCTGCGACTGTTGAAAACGCTCTTGCGGAGCTTCTTGAGGAATTTCTGTTCTTTCTTCTTAGCCATGACTACATTTCTCCTTCTTCTAAAAACTACTAAAAATTTATTGGGAGTTACGACCAAAGAAGACATCTGGATTTACAAATGTCTTGATTGGTCGACGCTCTTTAATTTTGTGAGGTCTACGAAGTTGCTCATTATTCAGTAAGGGAGAACCCTTCTTAACGAAGTCTGCAATCAGTCCTTCAATCATCTTTCGGTTTAGTTTTAACGCAAGTTTTCCGTTTTGTACCGTATAAACCTGTGTAATACTATAACCTAAGTGAAGCAACTGACACACAACGTCGTCCAAATCATATGGATAAATTAAGCTATCAACGTAGTTGACCAATTTTGCAAATTCTCCATTATTCGGATGAAGGCGTTGCTCTCCAAACTTTTCATATGAACAGGGAGACGTATAAGGAACCTCTAAGAATCCATACTCCGTATGTTTCTTATGGTTATCATCCTCTTTCTCCCTTTGAAGCATAAGAGATACATCAACCAATGTATTCGTCAGCTTCTTGTTATTATCGTAAACCACATTCCAACCGAGTCGTTTTAACATTCGAAAATAATACGGACGAAGTTTTTGTTTTTCATCGGGGTCAAGCATCTTCTTCTCCTCCTAATCCATAAACGTCTTTATAACTACGTTTGAGGATTGATTTTGCATAATCCCGAAGTTTGACTTTTTCCATCAATCTTCCTACTTCATCGTATTCATCAATTGAAAATTCTTTGTTTTCGACTCGTTCTTTGAGAAAAGCATGAATTGCTTTTCTTAGTCGTTTTGCAGATTTTCCACGAAACATCGAAGTCCATTTTTCAACTTTATGCAATTTCAATGCAAATTTCGTTAGGTCATCTTCCATGACATTGCTAATCATTTCTAGATCAGAATCCGTACAGTAAAGAGGATTCTTTTCTTCTGATTGCTTTTCCACAGATTCAACGTAACGATATTTCTTGCAAATCGTATCATATTGCTGATTTGTGACTTGATAGATCATAGGATTCTTTATCCGCAATAAACGAGCATATTCTCTTAAATTTGCTTCATAGGTAGAACTGACAATATCAGTTCCAGATAGCAAGAGAATAAACATAGGTTTTCACCTCCTGTTACTTTAATAATATATATTTCAAAGAATTTTTAAAATACTACAGACAAAAAAGAAAGAAGCCGTAACTAGAATAGCTTCTTTCTTTCTGAGTTAAGGATTAAGAAACTTTCTTATCCTTCTCCTCAAGGCTATCGAATAAACGTTGTGCACGCTTTACTTGTTCAATAGCCTCTTTCAATTGGGCATCTCTATCGAAACGCCCTTCGATGGCATTCGGTTTATGCCACCAATAGAGGATGGATTTATCCATTTGGGTGATCCTCCTTTCTGCTCCTAGTTCGGGAGCTATGAGCTAAGCATTTCTAGTATGCTTAGCTCATTATCTTATGGTAATAATATATACATGAAATGAAAGTTCATAGGATGAAGATGTAAATTTTTTTAATTAGTGTAAACATACTATTGAAAGCTTTCGATAAATGTGTGAAGATAAAAATTAAAGACTGAAAGTTCTATTGAAAACGATCTTTGGGTGGGATCGTAAAGATTTTTAGATTGGATGTGTTTAAAATCTAAGATGACGTAGGTAGAACTCACAAACAAATGGCGAGTAAAAACGACTGAGGTCATGGCAATACATCACGTAGATAATTTTGCTTCATTCCTTATCGTTTCGTCAGAGAAATATAAGGGCGATTTCAATTGTTTTCGGGAATTTTGGTTTTTCGTTGGAGTCGTTCTTATTAACTCAAAAACAACTAAGATACCATAGATACGTTGGTGGCGTATCTATGGTATCTTTTTTATTTCATCATGACTTTTGCAAAGTCTTTGTATTCTTTCGTATTTTTTGCTTCTTTAAATGCTTTCAATGTAGGAATCTTTCCTTTATTCTGCTCACACTGTTCCATCTCTGGGCAAAGACCAAGTGCAACACAACTAGGTCCAGCACCTTCAAAGAGATCTGGAGCAGCTTCTTTGCATAAACGAAGCATTTTCCATGCAAGATCACGGATTTCAGATTGTGCTCGATTGCAGCAACGAATCTTAAACCAATCCCGTAATGCATGGGCATTCATTCCAATAATTGCTTTGAACTCCGTTGCTTGAGGTTTAAAGTAACGTGCGTCTTCTTCTTTAATTCCATGATTCAACACAGCATCATCATAGAATGATGCCATTGCATCTAACAGTTGTGCACTATTCAGATACACTTCTGCTGTAGAACATGGAACCACCTGTTCCAAAGAGATCTTAACTCCATCTTTATATTCCACAATCACTTGAGATGGATCCAGATGAACTTCTCCTCTGGGAAGATCCAATAATCTCTGATCTTTCGGAAGAACAACATCAAAGTTTCGTTTCCCGTGCTCTTCTGCACGACCAGATTTAATCAAATAACTGGCTAAACGCTTGCGAACCAATTGAGTTTCGGTTACACGAGAGTAACCTTGGATTCCAAAGATGAAGTAGTCAAATTCTGTTGCAGCATAATGACCAGAATCCAAAATAGTTTGAACCAGTTTCTTATTATACGGAGATGCAATGATATCATGAACATCTTTCTCCGTACGACAGAACCTTGCTGCAATATCGCTGTATACTTTTCCACCACCAGCAATTAAAACAACTTCACCATTTCCTACTCGTTTTACATTAACTTTAGATTGCATAATAAATTTCATGCTCCTTTTCATATGCTAAAAAGTCTTCCATATATTCTTCATCAAACGTATGGTAAACATACCACATGCACATTCCATATCGATTCGAGCAACATTGCCGCAGTTTTTCATCGTACCATACAATGACGTGTAAACCGTCTTTTATCATATGAATGAGTTCATTTCCTTGGGTTACAGCTAGTTTGAAGTGCTTATACCTTTGCATATACAATTGGAAGGGATAAACCTCTTCTATCCGGAACAGACCAAAATATCCATATTTATCTTTTTTACGTTGAAGGATCAATTCCTTTCGTTGTTTGGTCTTACTCATTTTCATATCAGTGACTCACTTTCCGGTGACGATATAAAGCGGCAGATCATTAACTTACCATAGCATCACATTCTCTCACGAATAAATTTTGCCTCGTTTGGATTCGTAAATCCAAGCAAGGTGATGGGATTTCTCATATCATCGAAGGTATTCATAATTCGATAACAGAGTTCCTTTACTGATAAGTTATGATCTGATTTGTAGAACGAACGATTGATATAATACACAAGAATCGCATGTGGATGTTCCATTAAGAACTTTACTGTGTATTCATTCAAGGATCCAAAACGGCCCGTATAGTGAAGAAGGCAACTCCAATATCCTTCTTCCATCTGTTTCCAAATGGTAATGGTAGAATATCCTTTCTTTGTATATATGGTATCCATTGCTACAAAGAGGATACTTTCATTCGTAAATACAATATTTGCATTGGGATCTTGTGACGTAATATTTCTTTCAGTAATGACATTTTTTTGCTTTTCATAATCAATAATAATTGGATTCGAATTTGGAGATACAGTCATCAAGCGTACATGAATTCGATCATGATGATCAATACAATGAAATACTCCTTCAATGAATTCATGTACTAAGGTTGAGTGATGTACTTGTACTCCATTCATATAAACTGGAGATGTATAACAGAGAATAATATCCTTCAATGCTTTGAATTCCTTCTTATGAAGACGGATATATTCATCGCACATGGGAGAATACTCGAATAAAAAAAGAACGTTTCCCTCAATGAAATAAAAACTTGCAGGTGGATTTTGGACCGACGCGTTTAAAACATTAGCATCTCCAATGGTATGAATTTGAATCATTTTCCTCATCGGTTTCTGACATCCTTTCCGTAGTAGAGAAACAACAGCAAGAAACACTGCCTAATGCTTTGTTTCTTGCTGTTAATAAACTACTCTTATGACTCCAAGTAAGCATTGAATTCTTCTTCATGGAGTTCATTGATTTCTTTCACGAATTCTTCTTTCGTTTCCTGAGAAAGAATGTACTTACGGAAAATACTAAGGTAATCTTTCAAAATTTCCTTATAGTACGTATTCCATTTTTTATTATCCAGAGATTCTTTCAGAAATTCTCGATCAAATAAGTGCATGGGAATAAATACCGTATTTCTCTTGAAACGATCAATCGTCATATACCATTTCAAATAAGTAATATAACGATCATTCAGTTCATCTAGATGATCTAATGCTTCATACTGATCCAAATTCTTTCTTGCTTCTAAACGCTTCCGTTGAAGATTTCTGTTACAGTAACAAAAAATTTGGAGATCCGGTCTTGGAATAGCATGATCTCCATATTCACGTTCTCCTGCATTGATACAGCGTTCCTTCCAATCCGGAAGTCTTGTTTCGTTGTAAATGTCATTCGAACGCATGTAACGATCTGCAATCATCAGCAATGGACGGTCATCTTGAACTAAAACGTCATCCCAGATCAAACGATCTGTCCATTCCATTCGATTCGTTTCTTGCAGATCAATCATTTTGAGAATATTTTCTCTCTTGTATGGTTCTGGTTCATGGAAGAGAAAATCTTTGATCTTCTTTCCAGATTGTAATTCATAGACTGGGAAATGCTGGTATCTTGCATCATACTTCTTATTCGTATAATAATCCGATTGAAGATCATTGGATAAGAATTTTGCAAAGGTTGTTTTCCCAGTTCCATCTAATCCATCAATTGCAATGAGTTTAATATCTCTCAACTTAAATTTCTCCTTCCATATGCATTCGGAACATATCCGTTGCATCCATATAATCCTTTACCATATCATTATGGTTTAGGATGGTATCAATCTGTGACTCAATAAAGTCATCATTTTCGCATGTATACTTCTTTAGGATTTTGATCGTTTCTTTAAGTGCTTTCTTTTCCGATTTCTTTAATGTATGATTAAAACGCTCTAGAAATCCTTGAAGAGAATGAATCTTATACTTCCGAAACGATTCATATTCCTCTGTTGAGTTGACGATATATTTAAGCTCTCGTTGCGTGACTGCATAACCATAATAGTATACAAGATAATCATCAAACTCTTTATACATGGACGTATCATAGGTATCCTGATGAAATTGATACTTCTTTTCGACTAACTTCCGTTGTACAATATACAGCTCAATTAGCCATCGATCTGCACAAAATACAACTGGAATATTTCCAACGTATAAGGTATACATTTTAAACTTTTCGTTACCTTTCATATTCTTACACTCCTTCTATATACTAAACTGTGAAAGCCAAAATAAAAATACAAAGGATGGAAAGAATCCATCCTTTGTATTTTCTGTATGTTAAAATCGTTCTTCTCCTTAAGGCAAATTATTTGTGAGATTCATCTATAGGATGAAATAACCAGTGATAATTTTCTAGCGTCTTTTCAATGCATCTTTACCTTAAATGAACGATGAATATACAAATCCAAAATAGATTGTATATTATACCGATATGATAGGTAGTATATATCTACACATCCCATTGTTAAAGTATCGTATTGCAACGATACTCGATATACATGACGGGAGTTTTATCATGAGTTAACCAAAGAAATTCTACTATGATTGCCTACCAACAAATCAAGCTGTATCTTACTATACGACGAATTTCTTATGATCTATATCTACTGTCATTTTATCCAATCATAACCGAATGAGAATGCTCGTTTGGTCTTATATCTATTCGTATCATAATCATCCAAATATGACTTACTCATTGATCTCATCATTCGATATCGAGGTCCATTCAAATCTTCTCCCTAGCAAGTTCACGAAGCTCAAGAGGAAACGTTTTAATACCTAAGATTATTCAATTGGAATCTTAGATTGCCCTCTATCCCATTCATGATCCCTCACTCTGGATATCCTTAAGGATTTTACATGGGAAGGATACATTCGTTCCTCCATGCTTATTCTCTCTATGACAGAAAGAGCAATTATTAAGGAATCGATAAACAAATGAAGATCACTCTTCATTTGCCGAGATAAGATCGAAATTATTGACCCGTGTATAGCACCAACCCACTCGCAAAGTCTTTGACGTTTCCACGTACTGAATGGTACTTATCCCATATATAGACAAATTGAGTCTAAGTTTGTGCATCAACGAATTTAAATATCCATGATTTTCATAGATCAATTTTCGCTATTATCATGTCAATCAAAAATCGATTTCTATGTAACTAGATGAATAATATATATTTCAAAGGAATATCGGTTTTCATAATATATGAATAGATATTGTATAAGTATCAATCATCGAGAAATGCGATGGACTCGATGTTTACATAGACGCATTTTACTATGATCCGAAAGGAGATGAATCAAAATGCGGAATATGTTTATGTTTCTAACGGAGCAGCAGGATTGTGCATACATGCCATGTTCTAATCTCATGAAGGTCAAAACGTAGTGGAGAGTTTGGAGCTTCTTTTTTTTATTTTTTACCTTCGAACTCACATGGTATTACAGACGGAAAATCCAATAGTTGATTAAAATATATATTATTTATTTAGATCGAATGAAAGAAAGGAGATTTATAATAAAATGATAGTAAAGGAATATGAATATCCGAATCATCCTGAGTTCAAATCTCAGGTTAATGATTTCGGAGATGATTATCATGATGAAGAGAAATGGGAAGATACTCCACTTCTCAATAAAGTAAGAGCTCTGAAACGGAAATATTCTGATTTTGGGGAATGGTGCAGAGCAAAAGAAATCTATACGGAATATGGTCAATGGCTCATTGATAAATATGGTGGAATGAAACGTTTGAAATTCCTGTTCCAGATTGGAATGGTGAAAGATTACGTTCCATCTTTTTGCCCGAAATTGAAGCATAATAAGAAGAATCGCAAATATATTGATGATGGAATGCCATTGGAAACTCCATGTGATTATGATTTTGGTCTGCCAGTCATTCCGACGAATTGGAAGATTCCGAAGCATGTAAAACTTGCTTTCAGTTTCAAACCCATTAAGGGAATGAATCCAATGAAGATGGATTTGAATGATTCGTCTGACGTAGCAAATCAAATTTCGAATGAGATTGATATGATCAATAAGTTCTATACGAATCGTACCAAACCCATCAAAATTTCAAAGAAAGATGCTCGTAAGAGAATGCTTCGTGAAATGTATCACAAACCAAAGAAAGTTTCCTTCACAGCCAAGTATAAAGAATATCTTCATAAGAAGGACTTTCATGAGTTTGATGAAGAAGAGAGCCCAGATAAACTGGTCTTCTATAAAGGCATTTCTCTGACGAAAGAGCAAATGGATGAGATGCAGACGCTGGATTATCTGGAGAGCATTGGACTTCATGTTGGAATGAAGCATCTTTCGAAAGGTTCTCGTAAGTTGATTCGTAAGAAGAAACTGAAGGAATCTGGTGGATATAAATATGGAAAGAAAAAGAAGCATAAGAAGAGCAATAGCTATATGAAGAAATTTGCTAATGGAGAATATCATACATTCTCAGAGTTTGAGAAGGATATGCTCCAATTAACTGGAGATCAGTTACGTAAGATGGCAAATATGGAGTAAAGGAGTCTATGATGGAAGAAAAGAAATATCGTCATCGGATTCATGAGTTATTCAGTGAAGAAGTTCTTCAGAAGATTTGGGAGATTCAGAGAGATCCAAATATCTCGAATAATAATGAGAAGGTTCGTCAGATTCTCTTTCTTCTGAAGGATCTTGGATTCACGGAAATTGGTCCAGGAACCAATCGGTTGACCGTGCGGAATAAAGACTATGTATTCAAAATTGCTCTTGATAATTATGGCGTACGCGATAATTGGACAGAGTTTGATTATAGTCAAGAACTTCAGCCGTATGTCACAAAGACATATGAATGCAATGGTATCGTAGCCGTTGCAGAATATGTAAATCTCATGACGCAAGATGAGTTCATTGAATCGAAACAGAATATCCGGAATATCTTAGAGATTTTATCTAAGGATTATCTGTTTTGTGATATGGGAACCATTTCCAAGAATTTCACGAATTTCGGATATCGGAATAATGATGAAATCGTAATTTTGGATTATGGTTATATTTATCCATTGGATCGAAAGATCATGTATTGCACGAAATGTGGTAATGCACTCAAATGGAATAATGATTATTCCAAGTTGGTATGTGCTCGTTGTGGAAAGTTGTTCGATCCGATTGAGGTTCGTGATCGCATGTGGAAGGATGAGAAAGATTTCGTCCAGCATGCACGCGATGATGGGAAAAAGATTAAGATTAAAATTTGTTAATGGAGGAATGTATGATGCATTTGGTAAACGTAGAAGGGAGGGATAAACTCAAGAAGATTCTGGAGAAAGCAGATCTGGAGTCTTCAGAGTTTATCAATGTCTCTCTGGAAATGAAACAGAAATGGTATCCAAATGATGCGATGTTAATGGATGTTGTTCCATTGGTTCCATCTGCATCTATTATTCTGGTCTATACGAAGTATGGCATTGGAAAGGAATATGAATCTGCATATTTCCGTCATTTGCAGAGGCCAGAATGTATGTTTCTGTTGAATGAATACATTAGTCATGCAATGCTGTATGATAAGGATGTATTCTTTGTTTGCTCTTCTGGAGAAGTGGAATATGAATACCTCCGGATGATGAAGGAATTCATTGAGATGGAATTCGGAATCAAAACAATTTCAACAAAGGCATATTTGAAAGGAAAAGATTGCAAGTTGACACAAGATGCTGATACGATTATAAGTATCTTGAAGCAACGGAAAACTCTTCTGATCAATAAGCTGAAAGAACTTGGAATTGATCCTACCATGGTTTTACTCAAGGTTCTTTCAGAGCAAACGAGAAAGAAACTTCCAAAGAAACTAAAGAATCGTTTGGAAGAAGTAGATGCATATGAAGAATAAGAAAGGAATATATTCAAAATGAAGATGAGTAAGAAGAATAAAAGGAAAGATCAAAAGAAGGCAATGGAAGAACTTCTCTTCAATCCTATGATTGTTGGGAAGTTCCGTCGCATGTTCCAGATGTACGATGACGGAGATAAGGCGGTGCAAAAAGCAATGAAACGTTGCTTTAAATCCTTCATCAAGAAACTGGAAAAAGGCGACGAAGATGACTTAGAAGCCTTCGTTCGCCAGCAGGATAAAGATCGTAAGCATATGGAGTATGACGGTGTAGATGATGAACAGCTTCACAAATCTACAAAAGTCGTTCATCCAAAGAAAGATACACGCTTTGATAGTCTCTTCGGATAAGGAAGAAAAAATAGAAGGACCATACGATGCATATATGATCCTTCTATTTTTATTTTGATTCCATAAAAGAGCGATAATTATATAAGGGTAATAATTATCGAGAAAGGAGAATTTCTTATGGATAGGAAATTTACTCCAGAAGAGATTGAGAAAATAAAGCGTGATGTTATTACGCAAATGGATAAGAAAATTATACTAGATGTATTAAAGGCGAATGGAAATATCCGAATTGCATTGCCACAGCAAAATCAAATGGCTGTGGTTCCAGCAAATGAGATATACAAGTATCGAACGGATATGAAATTGCCTCATAAGGAGAAAGAAAAGACAGTGAAAAAGAAAAAGATTTCAGAATCAAATGAGAATGAAAAGGTTGACTTGAAAGCATTGAAAATGACCTTGGATCAATTTGATACCATGGAAATTATGCTAATGCTTCATGACAGCTTGAATGAAAAATCAGATACTGGATTACCATCCGTTCCAGTAAAAGAAACCGCCGAATATCTCATCAAGAAACGTCTCAAAGATGTCGTCCATATGTTTTATGAATACATTGACAGCGTCATGGATGAAGATGACGACGATGAAGAATATGCAGAGTATTTAGATGACGACGAAGACGATGATGATGAGGATGACGAAGATATCCAAAATGATAACTTACCACCGTCTCCGGTTCCCGCTGGATTCTTTAACTCTATGGGTGGATTCTTTGGTATGATGCCAATGAAAATCCAGCAGGTTCGTCAAAGAGATATTCTAGATCTTCCTTTCGAGGAAATCTATACATCCGATGAATTAACATATGCTTATATGAAAGATGCTCGCGTGACAAATGAGATGCGTTCCATCTTTCGTATTAAGGGATATCTCTATGATTTTCGTTGTGTAAGGAAGATTCCAGAACTTCGTGAACTCTTTCAGAGTCAGTTGAATCTTCTAGAAGCACATAAGAAGATGGTTATCCTGCATTTCGATTTCTATAAGGAAAACCAACTTTCCAATATGCTGTATTCGGAAGTTGTGACGAATCGTTTCACAAGGGATTACATTGATGAAAAAACAGTGCTTCCAAAGAAACGGTATTACAAGATGACGCATACATGTTTTATCGATAAAGCGGTTGCTATAGATAAATGGGAATATCCAATTCGTGATATTAGCATTCCTACGTTATATCGCTCTTTGAAACAAAAGAAAGAATATCCTCCAAGGAAGAATTTTCATCCCTTTGGGGTATTCATTGTAAAACGTCATATCGTTACAATTGAAGATCGGAAACACAGGATTGTAATGAATAAAGAATTTAATGTATTGGAAGTGGGGATTCTAGATGCTGAATCCAGATCTGTACAAAAGAAGTCTGTGGATCAACAAAAACATTGAGTTTTTATTTGGAACGGATATTACAGAATATGATATCCATTCGGCTGGTCCAAGTCTCTGTAAGCAATTTCAATTGCTTCCAAAAGAGAAGTTAGATCAGTTGGATAAGATGGATAAGAAAGCAAGAAGTGTTCAACTAGGACTCTACCAGAGGAAAGATAAAGAATTTGCAAAGAAATTATCTAAAGCTTTCTCAGAAGCGAGAAAATGGTTTCTTGTGAAGAATGAACTTGACGAAGAGAACATCATTTCGATTAAAAAGGATGCTATCTTTGTATGTAATCGTTTCTGTCATGAAACGACCTTTGGGGAAGTTGTATTCAATGGAAAGAATCACTATACATCGTACCTTCGGCTCAATAAACTCGAGTTCTATATCAATACAATTACAAGTAATATTGATATTAAAGGACTTGGTCAGGGAGATGCTCTCAATGAAGTGAAAAACTATCATGGAAAGTATCTCCTGCATTTCATTGAGAGCTTTTGCAGGTTACGAGAGAAAGAAACCTCTCGAAAAGATGCTAGTATGATTCTGGGAGATTTCGTACGAAATTATCGAGGAAAGAAATTACCCATCGAATATTATCGTATGTTAACTAGAGGAAACATGTATTCCTTATATGACCCAGAAGGAAATGAAATGTTAGAGGTAGAAGATACAGACGATATTGAAAATATTGATATTGGATATAACTACCAAAACTATATCTTACCATTGGTAAGTCTTTACCTATAAAAGAAGGACTTGGAAATTTCCAAGTCCTTCTTTTTTTTATTACAAAATTTCAAGTATATATTATAAATACAATAGAATGGATGAAGCATACTAGAAATGCTTCATCCATAGCTCCCGAACTAGGAGCAGAAAGGAGATGATCCTCATGCCTAGAGATCTTCTCTATTGGTGGCACAAACCGGATGCCATCGAAGGGCGGTTTGACAGAACTGCCCAGCTCAAAGAAGCCTATAAGGTATCCGTCGAAAAGACGCTGCAACTTAGGCTCCGTGAGCTTGAAGGTCAAGATAAGAACTAATCTTATCTAAAGACCAAAGAAAGGAATCATTCTAGTTACGGTTCCTTTCTTTTTTGTTATCTTAGTAATAGAATTAAAATCAGTCATGGGAATATATAAATATATATTATATACTTGGCAATTCCATCAAGTATTGGCGGGATACTTGGTGTTCATATAAATCTCAGCATTTTAATTTATATGAAAGGAGTTGATTATTTATGGGTATCCATAAAATCAACTACATGCCGGATGAAGAGATCACAAAAAATCTTCGCCGCATGTTCAACTGCCGTCATCTTCTTCCTTCTGATGCAGAATTGATCAGGTCGAATGACTTCATCGAGTCCTGCAAAAATACGGCAGAAGGACGGTTGCTCTACGCAGCGTTCGAACCGGAACGTGCGCATGCGCTCCTCGAGAAGATGTCGAAGATCCAGCGCGTAATCTTCCGCGCAACGCTGGACGGCATCAAAGTTCGGAACGATGACGTGTTCAACATGTACATCTCGGAAGATTCTTCCGAGAAGTTCGTGAAGATGCTCGTCACGTCGTTCGCAGTTACATGCCTGAACGTGAAATACGTGTTTGGCGCGAAAGAGCTTCTCACGCTCTACGAGAAGTTCGACATCCTGAAGCCATATGGACCGTTCACGGATTCCATCTTGCGCTTCATCAATCTTCTGTACAAAGATCTTTTCGATAAGAAGTACAAGAAGGTTCCGAACATCTGCCAGTTCTAATCGAACGGTAGATGCACATTGCTTTTGAAGGACGTTTACAGCGCCCTTCTTTTTTTTTCCAATTTGACAGATACGTAAAAATGAAAGGAGTTGAAGATGCATTGGCTTTAAAACATGCAACTCGGCTAAAAATGGAGAAATACATCTATGATGTATTTGATCGTTTGGATCCGAGTAAAACCAATACCAACTTCTACAAAGGATTTTTCTCTAAGATGTCAGATAAAGAATTCGACGCTTTTTTCAAAGGATTCTTTGCTGATCCAAAGGCTTATCTCTGTTTGAATATTGAGCTCTTTCATAACGAACCAAAACTTCCGGACATTGAAAAATGTGCGAAGTTTATGAACGTTCCTCTCTATGAATACGTAGCTCAACCGTATTTCAGCCGAGATAAATCAAAACCAATGGTAACCCCGTATAAAGTCCCTGTTGGTTATATCATGGAGAAACGAGTTCAACAGACAGCGGTCAAGAAGAATTCTACTTCTATCCATATTAATATGCGTGATGCAAAAACGAATCAGGTTATCAATGGTGATAAGAATGCTTATCAATCCATTGATGAGAACTATTGCATTATGGTCTATGGAGCAAAAGCTGCTGCGAAAGAATTCATGTCATTCCGTGCAGATGACCCAGTAGCAAAAGAGGAAGCATATCGTAGCATTCGTCAGAATGGATATGTTTCTATGGCAGATCTTCCAGATAAGGTGGAGAATAAGTCGACACTCAATATGCTGGATATCTATATTATTGGCATGGGATTGAAGACGGATCTAGTCACTGATGGCTACTTGGTGAAAAAGACAACGGAATAAGCGTCCCATAAAGAAAGGTGGTATTTCATTATGGAACAAAAGAAAAATCAAACGACTCTTTCCTTTACGACGGAAATTGGAACTTTTGGTTCAATGCCGATTCAGGATCCGACGGTTCAAGAGGCGGATATCAAAGATCTGGCAAAGAATACCAAGGATAAAGATCTCCAGAAGTATCTGGAAGAGCAAATGCAAAACTAAGGAGGATCACGACAATGGCATTTACGAAAATTAATGCTTCTGGTGTTGACGCATATGTTTCCTTTGACGATACGGTGAAAATTATCGTTCCGGCAAGCGGAGCTGTCACACTTCCGAAAGATTCTTTTGTGAAGCTTCTGAACTACTTTAAGGGATATGCATTCCTTCTGGCACAAAAGGAGCTTCATAATAAATACTATAATGCAAAACTGAGCTCGGATCTTGGTTACTTCGTGGAGTCTGCCGATGGGAGTCTCATCATCGTTGATGTTTCTCTTGATCAGCTTGGAAAGTATGCCAGTGTTACGTTCAAGACGCTTGATACTGATACGGCTGCGGTGAAATATGAGCTTCGTCTGAGTGCTCCGATGGTTCGTGGCATCATTGAGGAAGCTGCTCTGCATGGAATTGAGAGTACAGCAAAATCCTATAAGGGAATTCAGTTCGTGGATTCTCTCCCGGATGAAACCTCTGCGAAGAAGAATACGGTTTATCGTCTCAGCGATAAATTCTATCTTCTCAATGATGCAGAAGATGCTCTGGATGAAATCAAAGTTGCCTTTGAGGATAAACTTCCTTCTGCGGAAGTCAAAGGTAAGGAAGGTGTCATCTATCAGCTCACACGTCCTCAAGAAGAGCCGGATGCATCTCTCCGTTTCACGGAAGGAGAAGGAAATGGAAACCCGAAGGTCATTCATTTCGATCCGGGTCTTTATACCTTTACGGCTGCAACGAACACGTTCACGCTCCTTGATCTCTCTGTGAAGAAGGTTTCTTCTCTGCCGGAAATTCCTACGGACGATAAGAAGAAATCCAATATCTCGGAAACGACACTCTATGTTCTTACGGCAGATGAAAAAGTCTCGGATACCGAGACTCGTAAGAAAGGTTCTGCTTGGACGTATAAGGATGGTTCGTTCACAGAAGAGAAACGTCCGATTACGGTGACACAACGTCTTCCGTATACGAAACTTGCTGTCGATGGAACGTATTATGACGTACAGAACTTCGTCACGAAATTTTCCAGTGGTAAATTCACGAAGATCGGTAAGGTTGTTATGATTCGCAATGGTCAACTCCCGGATGTTTCCACGGTTAAACTTGACCCGGATTACATCTATACGCTGAAGAAGAATCAGGGCGAAAAGAAACTCAATTCCTCATGGGTATTTAATATGGACTCGAAAGAATTCGAGAAGTATGTTGATCCCACAAAAGAGGAAACGACGACAGTTGCACCGTAAGATAACTATGATTTCTCCTATATAGATATAAAATCCATATACGGTAACAAAAAAGATGATATGAGTGATACATTTCAATCACTCATATCATCTTTTCTACCCCTAAGTTTTACATTTGTTAAACTTAGCTCGATTTCTCCCCTAGGGAAATTCAGAGTGAAGTTTATCATTTGTAAAACTTAGAGGGTAAATACTACTTTTCGTTACAGAAAAAAATTAATTATATACTCTACCGTACAGAATATATAATCCAGGGTAATACATGTGTTACGCTAATATACATCTCTATAGTAAAGATTGATATAAAACAGTTCTATACTATACATACGGGTATTAGGGTAATACTTAGTATTACCCTAATACCCGTATGTATCCCTATCATACTAATTATACTCCCTATAGATACTATATTACTCTCGGATACTGTTACACTCCTAATCAGTCTACATGGGTTTTGTTTTCACTATGTGAAAACAAAACCCATATGTATTCTTGCAAATATGAAAATATATGTAACTATACTGATTATCATACCCATATATTCCCATCAATCTTAATCACTCGTCAGTGATTTATACAGATAAAATAGATACTATCAACTCTTTATAGTTGATAGTATTTTTACCAAGGTTTATATAAACATATCACAGATATTATATTCATTTTATGAATGTTATATGGTATAATTTCGTAGAAGTATTGGGTAATAATATTCGTAGTAAAAGTAGTTAGTATAAGCAATGAGTAATAGTATTTCGTAGTTATATGAGTTCGAAGCTATTAATAATTCAAAAAAACACCCGTGTTTTTTTGAATAGTTAAAGCTACGAAAACCCCCCTAGGAAAAGCATTAAAAAATAATTACAACACCATTTTTATATAAAATGGATTTATATGAATTACCTTTTAAAATTTTGTTTATGGGGGGTTTAGTAACTTGTATACGGCTTTTTATTTTTAACACAAAAATTGAAAATTGTTTTAGAATATATATTATTGCCTTAGATAAGTTGTAATAACCCATGTCGTTAACTTAAAAGGAGGAATATTATAATGGGTTTGTTTACAGATGCTTATGAGGCAAGATGGAGAAAACAAGATAGCATGTATGATGGATTTGATGTATGGTTACGAATTACTTTGAGCGATGAAAATGAAAACGCTATAGAAGAGCTTAAAACGTTTACAGAAGATTGCTATGAAAATATCATGGCGGTCGGAAGAAGCTACAAAGAAAAGGGTGATTATAAGAAATATAACGACCTTTATACCTTTACCCCATATATGAAAGATGACTACAAATTCCTGAAGAATTACTTAGCCTCTGAGGGGTATGATGTTAATCAATGGCTCTTTTATGTCAAAGATGCAGTTAGCCATATTATTGCTTGGCATAAAAGAAAATCAACAGACCATAGCCTTCGGAAAATGAATATCAATCCATATGGACTTTGCAAATGGAATAGTACGGAAGGAGGACATAAGATCTGTTTCTTTGGGGATCAAGTTCTTCCTGGCCTGGAAACGTTCTATATCGACAGTAAAGACACTTGGAAAGTGAAACATCTTTTCGAAGATATTGATGCTTGCGAATCTGGACTTCTTCCATTTACTATGAAATCTATCTCTGTTGTAAAACCAAAAAGGGGCCAAGAATGCTTATTATTCTTCTTTAAGGAAAATATTTCGGAAGATAATGAGTGATTAGAAAAGAAATCCATGGGAATATTATTCCCATGGATTTCTTTTTTCTATCAAAGCGACGTATATCTAAAACACATAGAAAGGTGGAAAGATCTATGGCATTATCTGAAGCCGATCGTAAATTCATCTTGGATTTGAAATATGATGATATTAGTTATACTTTGATTGAGGGAACCTTTTGTAATCATTATGATATCAAAACGAAGAAAATGGTTCCTCCAAAGATTTCGTTCCAAGAAGAATTCGATTTGAAACCTGGGGAATATATTAACAAAGAGAAAGTTCATACGAACGTAGGACAGTTGATCCTGAATAAAGCATTGTATGGCAATTGTCCCAATATCCAGAAGGTTCTTGGTTATGTAGCAAAACCGTATAAGAAAGGTGTTATTAAAGAGACGGAAGATATTATGGTGAAAGCCATTCTGGAGGGAAAGATTACCGTTGATGAATATTCCCAATACCTGAATAATATCCAGTGGTTTGGTAACGCCTTTAATGCGCAGGTATCTGCTTCCTTTACTCCCAATAGTACAAGAATGCTTCCCAGTGTAAAGAAGAAGAAAGAAGAGCTCTATAAGAAGTACAAGAAAGAACTCGATAATGGCGATGTGGTATCTGCCGTTAAGATCACGGATGAACTACTAAAAGATGCAAAGGAAGAATTGAAGCATGATCCTGGAATGCAAGTGTATGATTCCGGTGCAAAACCAGCCTTTGGTAATAGTTACCGTGCCATGTTTGCTACGCGCGGTCCACAGTACAATCCCGTGGAAGATCGCTTTGATATTTCTAAGAATTGCTTTGTGGAAGGAATGGAGAAGAAAGAGATTCCATCCTATGCAAACTCTGTCATTAATGGTGCTTATCCAAAAGCCATTGGTACATCGGTTGCTGGTTATGAAACGAAGAAACTGTTTGCATGTTATCAAGCGATTCATGTCGGTCCAAAGGGATCTGATTGCCATTCGAAGAAATACCGTCAAGTGTATGTAACGGAAAAGAATAAACATGCCCTATTGAAACGGTATCAGTACGTGAATGGAAAATTAAAGTGCTTAGAAGCAGCAGATTTGAATAAATTAGTGGGTCAAACTATCTTAATTCGTTCACCCCTGTACTGTACCTCTAAGAATGGTGAGATTTGCAATATTTGTGCAGGAGAGATGCCTTATACCCTAGGAATACGTAATTTGGGCATGAGTTCGTCTGCTTTAGGTGGTGGACTTCTTAATCTTTTGATGAAATCTTTCCATGATACAACACAGAAACTTGTGAGTGTAGATTTGGATCGTATGATCATCGAATAATACGATTGGGATGATGAAGTCATGGTAATTGAACTGCAATTATATCGAATTGCACGATATTTAGAGGTTGGGAAAATTGAAGCAGCCATTCGGCAAATGAATGATCTGCTGTTGAATCTCGGAGAGTTTCATAAACTGATGAAGATTCTTAAGATCCCAATGAATACGCAGGAGCAATTAATTGATTCCTTCTTGCATTCTAGATACAATGGAATCAGTGGTTTGGTTAGTATTTATCGTTGAAAAATATTATGGTATATCTTAGCATGAAACTAAGATATACCATAAATTCATTTTATTTTTAGATAGAATATATATTATCGTTTTAGAAGAGAATCAGAGACACATGAAAGGAAGATGCTTTATGTTTGGAATGTTTGGTCTCGTTGGAGCCGTTCTTGATGCGGCGGTGTGTGATGAAAAACCCCGTGTTTATCATCGCCCGTCGTACGACTTGGATGACTTCATCTACGATCTCGATCGCGAGGCTGAGATCGAACGTTTACGTCGTGAAAAGCGCGAGCTGGAGGAGGCGAAGGAGCGCCTCGAAAGGATGATCCGTGAACTCGACTGAGTGATGCGGGGCAAAAAGGGGTTGGCGACAATAAAGTCGTCAACCTCTTTTTTTCTTCTTAAGCAACGAATACACGATAGATGTATTCGATGGAACGGCTGCTGCCAGATCCGACAGAGCCATCCGAACCAGAAGCACTCAGAACGAGAGAATCATTCTCCGTATTCAGCTTACTGAAGAGCTTCAGGTTTACGTAATCCGTACGTCCATCATCCATCGTGATCGCGCGACCCGTGAACAGACCAATCGTGTTAACACGAGCCATCTCAGGTTTACCAATATTCTCAAAGTATTCCTGAACGTCACTCTTGGAAATCATCAGATGCATTTCAACGAATGCTTCAATGGCATCTTCACGATCCGTGTTATAAACTTCAGAATCGACTTCCGAGCCATCTTCGCCCTCAGCGCCATCTTTCCAAAGAACTTTGATGTACGGTGTAATCTCAAATGCCTTCAGATAATACTCATACAGTCCATCTGCACGCTTATTCATCATGAAGTATTTGTTATAATTATCATCCGACGGAGAGAACGGTTCCGAAACCACACGGAATGGAATCATCTGATCGGTATGACCATTCTGTCCAATCTCACGCTCATAAAAGTTGACCGTACGACGAGAACCGAACGTATCACCGCAACCACCAATGCCAATACCCCACAGGCAAACATGATCCTGCTCATTTGCAGAAGAATTACCGATCTCCGGCGTGAGATCAGCATTGATACCCATGATGTTATTGATGGAATCTACCTTGAGTTTTGATTGAATACCCCAGAGCTTTTCAAGAACTGTAATTGCACCACCAAGGACCGTCTCATTATGTGCCTTCGTGAAAAGTGTCTCACCGAACTCATTTCGAGCTTCAATTTCCGTATAGAACGTGGGAGCATGATTCCGATGTGCAATTTTCGAAGCAAACTGACGCTTAAGATCCTGAAGTCCAAGGCGATCATTCAGCTTAATGATTTGACTCATTGCTATATTCCTCCTAATAGATATTTTAGTTATCTTTTTATACTATATAGATTACATTTTTGTTTTCGGGAGAAAATAACAAGCGATCCGAAAATCGCTTGTTATTTTTTTTTTATACCGTAACTTTCGTAAGAGAATCCCGGAGGGTAAATCCATTGGTTTCTTTTACTTTCTTTGGTTCTTTCATTCCATACATGTGTTTCATGTGGAAATATTCGTATGGTTTCATATGCAATGCTTCATGCATTGAACGTTTCATAATTGTACTTCCTGCATAGGAAGAAGTGTATGCAATGATATCATGCATAAACGAATGATATTCTTCCAATGGGGTAGCAGAAACTTTGACCCCAGTGTCATGCAATCCAAGAATGGAACGGTAATTCGTTTGGATATATTCCATCGTTCTCTGATAGAAGAACCCAATTGTTTCCCATCCATGGAGGAAATGAGTAATTTGATTTAATTCACGTAATGCCATATGATAATACAAATCTTCCCTTAGATTTCTTTCTGCTATATCATAGACGGAAAGAATTGCATGGATATTCCAAGTCGTTTCTTTCAAGAAATCTTCATAGAAGAATTTCAGTATATCCCAAGCGTATGTATTATGCTGGCTAATTTGATATTCACCATAGTTCAAATGATGATACTGATTTTCTGTTACTCTCACTCCAGCCGCATCATATGCCATAAGAATACTACGCATTGATCCATATACCCGACGAAGTGTTTCTTCCACAATGGGTTTAATATTTTCATAGCAATCCACTCTTGGGAAGATATCGAATTTCTTATAGAAGCGCATACGATAATGATGATCTTCTAGTACATTTCGAGCATTCGTATCGTACATCCGAAGCAATCCAGAATACGTCCCAGATATATTCTTAAGTAATTGATAGAAGATGAAACGATGATATTCTTCAATGTATACTCTCATAAAAGAATGAACTTCCTCTTGCAGATCAATGTATCCATTGTAAGACCCATGCTTCGTTTCTCGATCACTATCATAGAGCATTAGTTCATCGACGCCTGTACGATGTTTTTGAATCCATAAATCATACGGGAAACGAAGAATCTCATAGCATGACATCGTAAGATAAATATCAATTTGATCTTTCAATGCATCTAAGAAGTCTTCTTTGGAACGATGGATTCTTGCTCCATGACTGTCCGTAAAGTTTACCCATGCATCATAGGTTCCTTCAAATCGCACAGAAGAAATCAAATCATTCAGATCAATCGTATCAAAGCAGTTTACGGTAATAAAGATTCGTAATTGCTCCATCAACTTAATCATCTTATCTGGCATTAATCCAGCTTTTGCAATGGAATGGAAAGCATCATAGAGCATGATACTTGACATCGCTGGACTAATCATCTTTGCAGACGTTAACTGATTTGCTAGACGAATCACTTCATACGTAGAAACCCAGATATCCGATTCTAGTTTATTTCGAATTGTCATTTTATCTGGCCATGTACGACGGGGCATAATGGAATCAATCACATCCATAAAGATGGATTGAATCTTATCATCCAGAGAAGTAATTTTATTTGCTCCTGCCATAAAATCCAGAATCTTAAGTAAGCAAAGATGAGGATCATTGACGAGATAGAGAACGTTAGAAGCTGTTTGGTCAACGGTATAAGATTTCATCTGATTGATGAGTTTCTCGATATTATTGACCATTGCTTCTTTATCATTCATATAGCGAAGATCTTTCAATTCTTCTGCAAGATCGGAAAGAACATCCAGAACTTTATTAATGCGATTATTCAACGTGGAATATGCATGCTTCCGAAGAACATCATCTTTCGCAGTAATATCTCCAGTAGCCAAAAGAACGGCATAAAGATCTTGACGACGAGATTTCAATAACTCTGCGAATGTTGATGCATATGTACCGTCATTTTTCGTATAGAGTTCCTGCACATCTCTTACAACCAAGCAAGCTTGGTAGATCTTTCGATACGCTTCATATTCAATGAGGTTACTGGTCGTTCTCATAGCGGTATCAAGCCATTTACGAAGGCCATTAATATCATTGAACATCTTTCTCGCTCCATCGAGAGTATCTGCATGGAGTTCATTCAGTTTATCCAGTAATTCTTCTCGTACGAAGCGATACTCACCCGTTTTAGAATCCAAGCTTTCAATGATTGATTGCTTGATCATTGGAATATCCTGCTTGAAGTTAAATCCATACACCTGAGCAATCTGATAAGGTTTCAATGGAACATTTCCAGCAAGATTAAACTTCTTTGCAACTAATGCGCAGAGGAATACAATCACATCAAACAAACTCACAGGTTCCGATACCCAGGGAAGTTTCACAGTAATGAGTTTGTATTCCTTCTGATCATCAATCATCATACGAACACAATAGGACGTTTCATACATGATCTTGGATAGCTCATATGAGATATCAATGCTCATGTATTTCGTCATCGTTGCGTTGAATTTCGAGTTATAGATCTTATTGATCAAATCCGAGTCTTCAATCCAGTAAGGATCTCCACCACAGAGAGCATTATACTCAATGCGATTCTGAATATTTGACAGTTCTGCTGTAGGATCTTTGGAGCGAATATTTACCTTCTGGAAGTAAATATCATACGTCTTCTCTGGATCAAGAACTTCATGCGGCTGATTATTTTCATCATACACGGTACGGTAGATGAAGATTGGATTCCCATCCACATCTTTTTTATAATCCTTCATCAAGTAGTATTTATAGATATTGACTTTATACTCAAAGAGATCTGCAATATCATAAAGAACCATATTCGTAGATTTCTTCTGAAGTAAAACATTCAAACGCTTTGCAATTCTACGTTGATAGTTCGTATCAATGCTTTCAATGTATTGAACGTTATAAGCCTGAAGAAGATAACGAATCAAGTTATCATCATAGAAATCTCTGGTAATTCCCTGCTTAAATACGCTTGTAAATGTACGATGAATTGCCATCGTCATAACAAGGAAACCCATATAAGCATCATAATTTTCATACGTCTTTTGATCTGCTTTATTATACAGACCAAGCATAACGTAATTTCTAGCAGCTCCATAATTCTTCATAAAATCCACTGCAATGAATGGATTCTCACAACGATTTACATAGAGGATTTCATAGTTCAATGCAGTCCTGGAGCGATAGTAATCAATACTATGAGAACCAAGATGAAGAATATATTCCTTATCTGGATTCTTTTTGTATAATTGCTCTCGTAAGGGAGTTGTATTGAAATATTCTCGATAGCTATCATCTAAGAGATGAATTGGTGTATCAGAAGGAATTTCATACTTATTATCTTTCGGAGCATAGATAAAATCATCTTCGGTTGCATCAATCGGTGGTAAACCAGCAAGCATACGATAATATGTATTTTGTTCCACATATGTATCAATAATTTTATCATGCTGCAATTGTACGACAAGGTTACGAAACTCGTACGGAATTGCATCTTTACCATTGGCAAGTACCATAGAAATCAAACGAGAATTCATACCTGCGGCTGCTAATACGTCCGAATCAAATCCACCAAAACTATTGAAATCATAGGAACCATCTTTCATGGCAATATATTGATCTGCAAGGGTTCTAGTTGCAACGGTTTCATATTTTGCAGCTTCTTTATCTCGTTTGACAACGACGGTGTTAATCATTTCACGTAAATTGTATATAAACGTATCAAGGTCGATTTGTCTTGTTAACACGCGACACCTCTCCTTTCTTATAAATCTTGAGCTTACGGTATTGTGCCAGAAGAAAAAAAAAAGAAGGCTGCACGAAGCGACCTTCTTTTCTTATGAAATTAAAATACTGAATGATTAGTCTTCCCCAAGAAGATATCCATACCCAGGATACTCATGAGCAATCTTGCTATCAAGTACCCGATTTTCGGTACGGAGAATCTGACGGTACTTTACGCACTCGTCATTAAGAAGGGCAACTTTGATTTTGGATTCTACCAACTTACGGTAAATTGCGGGATACTTCCGATCCCAGAACTCTTTCGGAACTCCTGACTTCTTCAAGATGAAGTCATAACGATCCCGATCGTCTCTTGCAACTCTAAGTTTCTGCTCACATTCATCGAGAATCTCAGAATACTTTGCAAAGCGTTCAAATGCTTCTTCAATACGCTTGGGAGTATAATCTCTCTTCCTATCGTAACGATTATTCTTCCATGCAATATCTACTGGTCCTTCTTCCCGATAGATATTCCCCGTCGTTCCCTTGATCGATCCTCCATGGAGTTCTACCTTCTGGTAGAAACGATCCATGAAACTTTCATACTCAGGGGAATATGCATCGGTGTTCAAATCAATGGTAATTTTCATAATGTTTTCCTCCTTCTTTACCATTCTACCAGTATAATATATATTTAAAAGTAATTTTCAATTTTAATTTGAATTATATATTATAATAGCAAGAATGTGAAAAAGGAGGTTTCTCCAATGCAATTTCGACCTGGAGTTGGAAAAATATCCAAACGAATCATTGCATCCGCACCTGGGTTTACGATTTATATTACAGCATTTATCCCTGGTGAAAAAATGATCTTAGAACGAAATGACTGGAAAGATTTCAGTATCAATACGTTCAATTATTATACAACGATGAAGGTTACCTTTCATCGTGGGCAAGAAAAACTCAAGATGAGTTTGAAAGAAACAACGAAATCAATGTTTCTGCGGTTGTTACAAGCAGCAGGACGGTTTGATTTTGATAAGCTCTTCTATAAGGATGAATCCGGAAATCTTCAGTTATACTTAGAAGATCTTCCAAAGGTTTTGAATAGGATAGAAGATACTTATATCCTCATCATGCCATCCGTGGTACAAGATGAGAGTAAAAACTATGTTCCTGGAATTTCGTTAGCTTTGAATAAGATTTCCAGAAAGATTTATTTAACGAAGATGGAACTGATGATGCTATATGATGCGATCAGCAATATTTCGATTACCGATGCTGGTCAAATGCTATTAACCCAATCATTATTACTAGGAGGATTTATCAATGCAAAAGAGGAGAAAGGTAGAACTCCGATTGATGATCTGATGGATGCAAGGTTGAAAGATATGAAACCTTGGATTCCAGAGGAGCATGGATCGAAGCGTTTAGATAAAGATGATGAAAAGTATTTTCCACCTAGCATTTAAAATATAAATTTACAAGTTATTAGTTTAAAAGGAGTGGTAGTAATGAATACGGAAGGTATGTATGGGATTGACCTGGAAGAAAGTTACGTTCAGGTTTTTCCGATGAATGAGAAAACCAAGCCAGAAAAAGGGTTTGGGTATGTACATGATGGATATGTTTATATCTATCGTGGAAAGAAGAAGAAAACGTTGAAGCCTGCATCGTTCTATAAGAATGATGACGGCACTTACATCTGGGTGAAACCATCTGAAGATGAAAAAGAAATCTACAGTGCAGAACGTATCACCCCAATGTCGAATCCTCAGATCTTTGAGGAGATCGAGAATAAGGCAAATCTGAAAGAAGTGGACTTCAAACTCATCGAGTCAGCAGATGATGCATTCTTACCAACGATTCATGAGAATGATGATCCACTGAAGAAAATGGTCAAAGAGATTCTGAATCATATGCGGGTAGAAATCAAACCGAACAAGATTCCAGAACTCAAAAATGAGATTTCGAATATGAAGTCGAATCTCGTAAAGCCATCCTCTAAGCTCTCAATTGCATACTTCCTGAAATGGATTCACGTCTTGAATTTGGATGTGACTATTACGGCGAAGTTTACGAATAGCGATGGAGAGATGGATATTATTTCAACGAAGTTGGAGTAAACGAAAGGAAAAGAGTATCATGAAAAAGAATTTGATTGCATCCATGGTAATTGGTTCTATGATGATGACCAGTGCAGTATTTGCACATCCGAACGTTGGAGACGTAGTTAATCCAGAAGAGGTTCATCCCTATATGTCAGATGGTGTCTGCTATCTGTTCTTGGAGAAAGATGATGTATATCGCTGCTCCACGAAGGATAACAGAGTCATGGAGATCGACTATCGTTCGATCGGTGATTCGATGTATGGGAATTCGGTTGGAGATTACTTCAAAGAAGTTTCGGATAATTCGGTAGATCCAATTGCCAATTGGAAATACAAGGATACGGTTTATCGTACCTATAAGAATGATCTTGGAAACGTTGTTCGTTACGCAATTTCGAATGATGGAAAAGTGAAAGAGATCACAATTTTCATGTCAGGACTTTAATTTCAATTTCATGGAAAGTAATCTGCAACGATCGAGTTTCATCCCACAAACCGTTGCAGATTATTTTTTTGAAAGGTAGATGAAATTTTTCTATGTCACTGATAGTTCAACATAGATCACATATTAGCATTACGGATTACACACCTGGTGATTGCCCATCTATTGAGAATTCTTATATCTATAAAGAGAATTGGAAGAAGTATTCCGTTGGAATTGTATATGATGAAGAAAGTCATGAACTGCGAATGATTGGTGGTAATCCTTATCACCTACAGCATTTGAGTGGATTTTCGATCATGGAAGATACAACATACGATCCATTTGAACCGATTTCCATTCGACTACAGAATTTCCCCAGGGATCAACTTCAAGCATTGATGATTCAGTTCTTGATTGGTACCGGGGAATATGAAGTCAATAAGAATTATAGCCAGTTATCTTGCAATGCAGAAACTGGTGAAGGAAAGACCTTTTGTACGATCGCAATGATGACGTATCTTCGTGTGAAGACGATGATCATTGTCAATCGTCAAGTCATCCAAGATACTTGGGTGAAAGAAATTACGAAGTTTACCGATGCAGATGAACGAAAGATTCTTCGTCTGGATAGTAAGAATATTCATGAGATTCTGGAAGGTAAACTAGATACGAAAGACTACGTAGCTTTTGTCGTAATTCATCGTACACTTCATAATCTTGGAGCAGAAGAAGGATTTGAAACTGTTCATACGCTCTTCAAAAAACTTGGAATTGGATTGAAAGTATACGATGAAGCTCATCGTGAATTTGGAAACACGACAGATGTAGATTGCTATACAAATACCTGGAAAACGGTATACTTAACGGCAACGTTGAAGTTATCTGCTCCAAAGGCAAACTATATCTACCAGTATATTTTTCGTCATATTCCGAAGTTTGATCAGCGTAAACTTGGTTATACAGATGCAAAAAAGCATATTGTTATGCTTGCATACTTCTATAACTCTCATCCAACGATGAAAGATCAAAAGCGATGCTATAATGCAAGAATGCATTACTTCAATGCACGGAATCATTCCATGTATCAAGTAGAAGATGATTGTTACTTCTTTGAGATCTTGGATGCCAATATCAAGAAGATGACGATTAAGAATGGTTTTCGTACATTGATCTTAGTTTCTCGAATTGCGGCATGTGATGAGATTAAAAAGTTCTTACGAGATAATTATCCAGATCTCAAGATTGGAGTATATAACTCATCCATTGATCAAAAGGAGAAGCAACGAGTCTTGGATGAAGACCAAGTGATTATCTCTACGAATAGTTCATTGGGTGAATCGGTAACGATCAAAGAACTTCGTTATGTGTTAAACTGTGAAGCTCATAGAAACTATGGAGACCAAGCATCTGGGCGTCTTCGTAAGTTCCGTGATAAACCAGATACGATCTGCTATTATGGAGAATTGGTTGATCGTGGATTCAAATCTATTCTCAACCAGTGGAAATCCAGAAAGAAACATTATCGCGAAATCTTCAAACAGATTTATGAGATTCAGATAAACTAAAATTCTCAAAGAATATATATTATAACTATGAGAATTTATCTAGAGAAAGGAAAATGATTATGATTGAACGTTTGAAAGATGCAGCCATTTGTATTCTCACGCTTATTGTGTTTATTTCTGGGATTACGTTCTTTGGAGCATTTGTATGCTTCATTGGATTTGCTCTCGGTGATTTTGTGAGTTCGACACATGTAACAACGTTACATGGCTGCATGTTCTATGGATTCTTCGTAGGACTGTTTGTTTGGTCTGTCGTCCATATTGGGAGTGCCATTGAAGGTATGTATGACGACGATGACCAAGAAAATTTTGAGGCACAAATTGCAAAAGACTATGATAACGATGATATTTATGAAGATGACGATGATGATACCTATGAAACGGATAAAGTCGTCTTTGAACCGAGGAAGAAAAAATAATGACTAGTAAAGAATATTGGGAAGAATTGATGAAAGAACTAAATGCATTGAGTGACGAGGAGTTTGAATATCTTCTGAAGGAAGTGGAGAAAGCTCCTCCACTCTTTGCAGTTCAACCGGTCGTCTTAGGAGACAGAACAGAAATAAATGAGGATGATACTCATGCGGATTGAATATCTTTTATTAGAGAATTTTGCCATGGTGAAAAGTGGCATGGGTTTGAATCGTTTAGAGCTAGATTTTCATAAGTTTCATAAGAACGTCATTACGTTGATCGTTGGAAATAACGGAACTGGTAAAACGGGTGGAGTGCTCAGCAATCTCCACCCGTTTGCTGGTCTTGGTCATTTGGAAGCCAGAGATGATTCGGATATTATCATTCCTGGGAAGAATGGTCATAAAGTAATCATCTTTACGAATAATGATCATGAATATTATATTGAGCATCATTACACGTACCAAGGTAAGAAACGGAGTCGGAAGATTTCGTCTTACTGTAAGAAAGATGGAAAAGAGTTGAATCCATCTGGCTCTGTTACTTCGTTTAATCTTTTGATTGAAACAGAATTCCAGATTGATTTGAACTTTTTGAAGTTAATGCGTCTTGGCCCAAATGTAAAGAATTTCATTGGACTAAGTGCAACCGACCGAAAATCGTTCATTGCTAAACTTCTTGCAGAAGTGGAATCGTATATTAAAGATCAGAAGTCTGCAAGTGAGCGCAGTAGTTTATTGAGTAATGCTTTGAAGATTGCAATTGATAAGAAGAAGAAACTTGGAATCGACGATATTACGACGGTAGATGATAGTATCTCAGAGAAGAATCGTCGATTGAAATACTTGCAAGAGAAAAAGGAAGAACTGATCAAATCGTTCTTTGAATATAAAGGTAGTATTCATGCAGAGAGGTTTGATGGATTTGCAGATCGTATGAGAGAAGCAAATGCTACATTTTCTGATCTTGCAGGAAAACTTCATCATTTGCAGATACCAAAACATGTATATCTAAAGATTGATGGAGTTGATCCATTAACGGAGTTTCATCAGAAGATCAATGATTATCAAGAAGAACGTATTCAGTATGCCAGTAAGATCGCTGCGAATAATACGAAGATTGGTACATTACAAGAAAAGTATGAATCCTTGGATCATGAGATTCAAGAATCAAAATCTTCGATGGAAGTGACTGAGCTTGAGGAATACATCGGAGAGTTAAAGAAAAAGATAGATTATTATCAAAAGAATTTCTCAGAGAAGGATTTACCTTCCATGACGAAAGAAGAGTTAACTTCAGACGTTGATAAAATCAATATGATTCTCTTTCATCTTGATGAGATTCTAACACTTCCAGAATATACATTGCATTACTACAGAGATCATTACCAATATTATGAGAATGATCTTAATAAACTGGATAATTGGGCAAAGGAACGATTGCAAAAGATTGATACGCAATTACAACTTCTTGGGAAGAAACCAAGTAAGGGAAATTTCCATGTATTATTCTTACCAGAGAATTGTAAAGACTATAATCATTGCCCGTATTATAAAAGAATCTTAGATGAACAATCTTCAAAGAAAAATAAGGTTCGGAAAGCGGATCTCTTGGAAGAACAAGAATGCTTGGAAGGACTTTCTCAGATTGCTGGTGGATTATATGCCATACGAAGAATTTTAAGTATGCGCAAACCAGGAATTACGGAATATACGTTAGATGAGAATACCATTTTAGAATGTATTGCGAATCAGAATAAAAAGTATTTTCCAAATCCAGCATATATTCAATCCTTACTGGAGAAGATTGAGTTTCATGAGGAATATCTGAGAAACAAGAAAGAATTGCAAGATGCAGAGTTGCGTATGCAATTAGTTAAGAAAGGTTCGAAAAAGCCATATCAAGAACTTGTAAATGAACAGGCACAATGCGTGCTAGAGATGAATCGTCTGAAAGATGAAGTTCATCATTTAGAAGAATTCATGAAGAAAATTCAAATGCAAATTAAGGCTACGGAAGAAAATATCCAAGATTATCAAGTCTCCTTGACTTATAACTTGAAGAGTAGCGAATATAAAACAAAGCTTCGTGAAATAGGATTACAAGTTCAGCACTTGAAAGATATTGGTAAAGAACTGAATCTCTTTGAGAAGAAAGAGTATGAGTATAAGAAGAACGTAGAAGATATCGAGTTCCAGATTCGTCAAGAAGAAGACGATATCTACACCTTACGAGCAAAGAAAACGATGTTCTTACAACTGAACGATGAAATTCAGCATACACAAAAATACTATGGGTATGCTGAATTGATTCGTGATGCCGTATCCAGTAAGACTGGAATTCCAAAGGTCCATATCATGTTCTATTGCAGAGCATTGAAGAATATTGCGAATAAGATTATTTCTGAAATCTTTGAAGGAGAATTAATCTTACGAGATTTTGAAATCACAGATACGAAGTTCAACATTCCGTATTATACCAAGGGAGTCAATGTCAGTGACATCCGTTATGCTTCTCAAGCAGAAACATCGGTTGCTACGATTGCAATTAGCTTTGCAATCTTACTGTCATTTACGCCAGTCTATAATATCATCCTCTTGGATGAGGTAGATGGTCCTTTGTATGATACGAATAAGCGAAAGTTCTTTGCAGCCATTGAATCGGAATTAAAAGCAATTGGTTGCGAGCAAGTATTTATGATTACACAGTCAAAGATGTATAATGACTACCCAGTCAATCTGATCATTACAGATCCAGAATACGCATCTTTCACGAATGAATCTCATTCCGTAGTATTTCAACGGTAAAAGAAAGCATCGGTACTTTCCGATGCTTTCTTTTTTATTCCTGTATGGAAATATATAATAAAAGGAAGGTGAATATTTGTGGATCTTAAATACACAATTTTTTCGCATGGAACGTTATTTTGTAACCTAACGATTGTTATGATTACTATGGATGCAAGCGATAGTTATATGGAAGTATACTTTGCTCCCTATAATCATGAATACGCATGCGGATTACGTTTTGACGAATCTGATAAAGAATGGAAAGTATTCTCAAAGAATACATTCTCCTTACGTTCTACGTATCCGATGAAGGAGGAAGAACGTAAGGTATACGAAAGTAATATCAATAACCATGTAAAATTGTTAGAAATAGCAGTGTTAAAGTATCTTGAGCATAATATGAAATCTAATGGGTACGTAAGTGATGATGACGTGAACCATGCATTCCATCAATACTTTTTCAAATATATTTTCTAGAAAACGCTTCCAGGGATGTAAAGATGGTAAAAGTCGTACACTGCATTATGTACGACTTTTATTATTTCTGAAAGGAAGAAATAACGTATGTCCGAAGCAGAATTCTTATTATTCTTTATTCCTACGATGTCAATTGTAATCTCTATATTAATTGGTATGATTGTAATATCGGATGATGAGTTTGCATATATCGTTCGAAGTATTAAGTATAAAACAAAGAATCGATATCATTGCAAGAACTTTCGTAGAAATTCATGCCCATATTCTTTCTATGATACGAATGTTTATTGCAAGTGTAGAGACTATAAAGAAATTGAATTAAAAAGTAATTCAATTGAAACATACCATTGAGATTGTTTGACCAAAATATTACCCAAGATATCACAAATTGGCTGACTGTGATATCTTGGGTAATTCATTCTTTTTCGATTAGGGATAGATATAATTCATATAATGAATTGAAAAGAAGAGATCAAAAATGATTGATCTCGTAAAAGAGCTATCAATGGGAAGGTTACTGCTGAAGAAAGCGAAGACGATGTGATGAACATCGTCTTCGCATATGGGCTGCGACGAAAGTTGCGGCTCATTTTTTTATTCTACTTGAACTCTTGGAAGCTGTTTTACGAATGACATATCGTAGATTTTTCCTGTTTGATATCTATAGTTGATCTTATGGCTATCAAATCGTTCTAGGATATCTCCTTCCATGGTTCCTCCATAGTATTCATTATCCTTTACAATTCTGGATTCCATATGCCCTGCCCAAGTATAGAGTCTACTTGGAATGGTAACTCTCATATTACCAAGAATCGGAGCAGATAATCCAGCCAACTGAATACTGAAGAAGAGATAAGAACTAGGAAACATTCCGCTGCATCCTACAT